AGAGGAAATGGTCGGACCGACGAGATTTGAACTCGTGACCTTTTGCACCCCAAGCAAACGCGCTACCAGGCTGCGCTACGGTCCGACGTCATGCCAGATATTATTGGTAGCGGGGGCTGGATTTGAAGGGCGGTATGTTGTCGGGCTTGCGTTGTCCCGCTTTCATTTCGCCGTTTTATCGCAGTTATCCCGCTTAATCTGGTGGGCTACGCCAAGTTTCGCCCCCATGCGGCCTACATCCTTTTCCTTGGTTTCGGCCTTGTGAGGGGTCAACGGCGGGAAAGTATATCAAAGCGGGCTTTGATTGTCAATAGGGCGAAAAAGTGCGGCGCGGACGCGAGGAGACCGACCCGCGTCCGCGCCGCCCATGAAATCATTTGCGGTTCTGCGGCTCCTTTTTGATCCGATAGCGGTAGAGCTTGCGCAGATCGCGCACGGTCGAATTGCTGTCACTCATCCAGCGCCCGGCGGCTTCGAGCATGTTGTCCCACGTGTCGCCGTCCGAGTCGAAGATGGCCTCCAGCAGCTTCGCGCCGTCGTTTACCTGGTTCTTCAGCCACGACTCCATCGGCAGCATCGAAGAGCCGCCCTTGATCGAGTAGCCCTTAATGGCGCGTTCGAGCGTGTACTTGCAGCAGAAGCCGGCGACGAACAGCGAGCCGTACGGCCCCAGGAGACACGTGATGATCCAGTCCTTCAGCTCGTCTTCCGGCGGCTCCTGTCCGAGCGCGTACTTGTAGAGCTGTCCCATCCAGTAGTAGGCGGACGAGAGAATGAAGTGATTCAGGAGGATCGCGCGTCCCAGACTGCCCCAGCGCTTCACCGAGTCCGGGCGCGCGATCACCTCGCGGATCGCCCGCACCTCGTACTGGAGGTACTGCTGTTGCGTGGAGAGGAACTGGAACATGATGCGCCCGAGCTTGTTCCGCCGCTGGATCGAGGTCTGGTTTTCCATTCTGCCCGACTGCTGCGTCCGCTCGATGATGCTCCACGTCTCGGCCATGGCGTCCTCCTCGGACATGCCGCGCGCCAGGCAGTCGCGGTAGATGCCTTGCCCGACGACGAGCGCCGGCGCGACGTCGCCCAGCTTGTTCGTGATCATGCTCGCCTGGAACATTCTCTTCAGAGCGCCCGCGCCCTGCTGGTTCAATGCGTTGCGCACGGCCTCGGAAGATCCCACCCGCCAGCGCGTCCGCCTCTGCTCGGAGTCCCAGATGCGCCGCATCGCGGCCATGCCCTCCGGAGTGAACGCGTTTACCATGTACTTCGCCGTGTTGACAAGGCCAATCTCAAAGCCGAACGCCGGGATCGAGGTCGTCTGCTTGGCCATGACGCCGACGTTTCCGCCGAGCGCGCAGAGCGCTGTCCAGCCGCGTATCTGGTCGGAGAAATACTGGACGCCCGCCGTGGACCGGTCGTACGCGCCGTGCCCGGCCAGGATGTCCGTGATGAAGCCCTGCATCAGTTCGTCCACGGACGCGCCGTGGTTCGCCCTGACGGCCTCGCGGAGTTCGGCCCGGCCGAAGATGCCGCGCATCTCAAGCCCCAGCTGCGCGTGGTGCTTCCACTGCGCGGCCTCTTCCATGCGCGACGACCACATGGAGAAGATGTCCGCCGATGTGTCGAAGTCGCGCTCGTTCCGGACGCGCGGCGTGAGCGCCTTCGGGAATATCGTCCAGCCGACACCATTGCCTTTCTCGAGCCCCTGCGTCTCGAGCTGCATCTTCACCGGGAAGTAGTTCGGAAGCTCCGCGTACACGCCGATTCCGAACAGCGAATGGCACACGCCGGAGAGGTCGGCGCGGTTGTTCTCGTACCACTGGCCGAGCCATTTCAGCATGTTCATGTCCGCCGGATCGAGGAGTCGCATGATTTCGGCGGCCTGTCCCTCGCGGTGGTGCTTGACGATGTTGTCGTGGTATCCTCCCTCCCAGACGGTCTTCGCCTGGCCGGGATTGTCCTCGTCCTCGACCTGAACCTTGCGGCCTTCCTGGAGGAGCGAGACGAGCAGCTGGAGCGCGCGGCCCTTCGTGGGCGTGACGCGCTTGCCGCCGACGACGCCCATGTACTTCGTGAAGCGTTCGTCCGGCGCCATCATGTCTTTCATGACGGCATTGAAGCTCTTGCCGTAGATGCCCTCTACGGCGGAGTGGAAGGCGTCGTTGTGGCGGCGCTTCTCGGCCTCGGACCTGTCGCCCGACTTCTGTATCTCGCGGGAAATGTAGTCGATGATGTCCTTCACGGCTGCGGCGTCCGCGTCGGAGGCGTGGCGCATGCAGTCCTGCAAGAGCGAGACAAAGCCCATGTGGCCGGTGATGAAGCGGTTCAAGGCGTCGGTCTTGCCGCCCTCGCGGATGGCCGTGCGCTTCGGATCGGCGAACGCCACGGCCAGCAGATGAGCGGCCTTCTTTGTGCGGATGTCGCGGTCAGACATTTCGCGCACGATGTCGTCGGACGAGCCGCGCTCGAAGTCCTCCCACCACTGCGCCGCCGCATCGATGTCGCCGATCGGCTTGTAGCGCAGTGCCCCAAACTCGCGCAGCACATTCAGCTTCCGGATCGTCTCGACAAACTCCCGGCTCTGGTCGACGTCGCGCCCAGCATCCTTGAAGTCCACCGAAAGCGCGTTTAGCGTTTCCTGCAGCTGACGCGCCTCTTCTGCCGCAGCGTCCGGAGTGAGCCACATGGCGTGGCGCATGTACCGTGCGCGAAGCTCCGCCTCGGCCGACACCTTACGCTTGCCCTCTTCCTTGTCTGGCTTGAAGCGACCCTGCGCGCCAAACCTCTCGCGGAGGAATAGATCGAGCTGCTCGCATTTCTGCTGCTGCGTGTCACGAATGCGCCGTGCATTGATGAGCGCGCCGACAAACTCCATCTCGGACATAAGGCCCGCAACCGTGGGCGCGGCGTCGAACCTTGCGATGTGCTGCATGGCCGTCTCGCGTCCCCTGGAATAAGTCAGGTCGCGGCAAAGCTTCGTGTAGACGCTTTGCGCCGTCTTACGCAAGAACTGGACAGCCACAAGATCGCGCCACACCTCAGCGTTCTGCCCGAGCTTATGCTCCTTAATCCATTGACGACGGGCGAGCTCTGCCACAAACCTCGCAAGATGGCGCGGGTTTTCGAGATCGACGCCCTCTTTCTTCACGGCGTTCACGAGGAAGTCGCCCTCACCAAGCGCATCGCCCGCGTCGGATCCTTCGTCACCGCTTTCGCCGGCTTCTGCTTTGCGCTCTTCAGCGCGTCCAGCTGCAGCACGACGGTCCTTGCGGTTGCGCTCGTCTGCCTCAGCCGCAGTGCGTGACGCAGCAAGGATGTCATTGACAGCGGCCTTGACCTTTGCATCGATCTCGGCAGCACCTTCAGCCGTTTCCCCTTCCGCGTTTTCTGCACCCGTGGCGGATTCCTCGCCGGCGGATCCGTTCATTGTCTGCGGCGGCTTCTCCGCGAGCGGGTTCTCCGCCAGGTGCATGATCGTCTCGGAGAGGTTGATGCCGTAGGCGTTCTCGATGTTCGCGACGTCGAGCCCGGTCTGGACGCGCACGGCGTCATCGATCATCCGTGCTTGGCGTTCCTCAATCTCGCCCTTGACGCGCTGAGCGAAGACGCCGAGCCGCTGGCCCTTGCGCGCTTCCTCACGCATCTCGCGCCCGAACTGCTCGCGCGCCGCGTCCGGCAGATGCTCGAGGATAAGGGATTCGCTCACACCCCTGTCGAGGTCTTCGCGGATCTTCTTGCCGAGCTTCCTGGCGTCGCTGACGATGCGGTTGGATTCGCGCCCGATGTCCGTGTCTGTCCAGTCCGGATGCAAGCGGCGCATCAACTGCTGCACGGTATTTATCTTGATGGCGCGATCTGAGATCTTGTCAGACTTGCCAAGCGCCATCCTCGCCGCGACCGCCGCCGCGATCAGCTCGTCGTCGGAAAGCGCATTGAGCGGATTGGGGTACTTGAAGCCCGGGGGCTCTACGCCGAAGCGAGCATCCTGACCCATGGAGTTCCGCCGCTCGTTATCCGCCGGCACCCTGCGGCGCATCGCGTCCACAAGATCGCTCGAGACGGAGTAGCGGACGCCAGGATTGGCGATTTCGCGCAGCGCGTTCGGCCCGGTATGCGACTCGTCCTGGCGATCCCACCATTCCTCGGGCGTGTTCTCACGAAGCCCTTCATTTGTCGAAAGTTCCGGATAGTTGTGATTAAGCCACTCGTAGAAGTTTGCTCCTTCTTCCCGCCCTTCCTCAGTTTCCGTCCACTTGTCATACTCCTCGTATTCCTCGGGATACATCTTGGCGAGCTTGCTCCCACCGCCATAGGCAGCATCATCGAATGCAGTTTCTTCATTCAAGCCATCGGTGGCCATAAAAGCGAGCAGCTTGCCGTTCTTGAACGCAACACGCTTCGGTAGGGCGTTGTAAGTGTTTTTCCAAAATTCCCAGGCATTTTCTAATTGATCGGGAATGAATGTCGCCTTTTTTCCTGTCTCACGCTCGTATTGTGCTCTCCAAGATTTAGGACTTGCTGCAAAATTGTTTTTAGCTTCAAGCTGGTTTCCACCATGTTCCTTGAGCATGTAGTCCCAAAACTCTGGTGTTATTTGCTCGTCTCGATGCTGTCTCGCCAGCAGACACCACGGGTTTGCGTCCTCGCCCCAGTGCGTATCGATGATGCGGCGCATGGCGGCCTGCCCGGCCCTGTCGTCCTGCACAAGATAGGTGGTGACGCCCTCGCTCTCGTCGCGCTTGTCCGACAGTTCCGGCACAGTGTCGGGGTCTATACGCTTTTCTGTTGGTCTGATGTCCTTGTGTTCATCAATAAGTTCGAGAGGTGACGGATACTTGAACGGATCCACTTTTGCTTTTTCCGCAACGGCCAGCGCCTCGTCGATTTTGTATTCGTCATATGGCAGCCAGATCGTGCCGCGCACAAGCCAGTGAAGGGTGATCTTTTCCTTTTTCGGGTTGTCGTATTTATCCAACTCTTCCAGAATGGCGTCTGCCCGAAGATCAGGTCTATACTTTGCGAGAATACGACCGTATTCTTCGCGACGCTTTGCGCCGATCGAGAAGCGGATGTTCTCGATTTCGCCGCCCACGTCCGGATAGACGACGCCAGCGACCTTGTTGCGGCCATGAGGCACAGTTTCGGCGGCGGAACGCATCGAAGCCGGAGAGAGAGCGACGCTCTGTTCCATTGGCTGCCATCCGTTGTCTTTGGTCCATTCCCAGCCCGAGTAGCCGACGCTCTGATATTTTGCCGGCACATCTTCCGTCCTCCAGGGAGGAAGCGTACGCCTCTCTTCTGTGCTGCGCCTTTTGGCATTTCTTGCCTCAACTTCTCCAGCGGCGACGCCGTAGGCCATATCTCCGCCGGCATCCGTGGTATTACCGCCGAACGCGAAGCCCTCGCGGAGCTGGATCACGTGCTGCAGCTCGTGGGTAAGGGAGTCTATGGTAGACTGCGCGAGCTTCTGCTTTCCTTTATGCTCGCGATCTTCCGCCATTGGGTCAACGACGTGTATTTCGCATTCGACGCGCATTCCGAAGATGTCGCTTGCCACCCTGACTAACGTCGCAGCGCGGGCATCCTCGCCGCCGGTCACCGACTTCAGTTGCTTTTTCGTGTCGAAAAATACGAGCGTCATGCCCAGCTCGTAGGTGTCGGCCTTCAGTCCTTTCGGGAAAGTGACGAGATCGCCCAGCCAGTATGCGGAATATTCGTCCCATCCATACTTGTCCATAAGAACGTCCGCGTCTTCAAACTCTATGGCCGCGTCCGAGTCGAAATACTTTGCCTTAAGGTGTGGGAGTTCGACGCGCCACTTGCCGTCGATTCCCTTCCACCAGCCGGTCTTATTAAATATCTCGCGGCGAACGGCATCCGTGTATTCGCCATCGCCAAGCATGGCTTTTGCCTCTGCAAGAGATTTTAACAGACGCGGCGTGGCAGTCTTCTCCCCCGCGAACACGGAGTATCGCTGTTTGTCGGATTCCACTTCCACCTGAACGTCTGGATTGACGACAGTCGGTGCGTGGCCAATCGAGAAGCGGATGTCCGAGTTGGCCGAATCGAACGCCCCGATGTTGTCTGTCGCCGACTTGATCTGCGTCGGCTCCAGTACCATCCATTCCTTTCGGCCGTCCCCGTTCCAATATACGCTGTCGTATCCATCGTCCTTAAGGCGTTGCGTAAACTCTGCGGAAGTCTTGGGATCGTCTGCTTCGACTATCGTATTATATTCTTCGGCAGATATGAAATACGGATTTCTGGCATTAAGGTAGAAGCCGCGAAGATTCCTTCCATAACCCCATGATCGCTCTGCTTCGCCTTTGTCTCCGTAAAAGTAGAAGCCTTTGCCTAACCATCCTGCGTCGTTTTGCTGTGTCTTGGCAAAATCAAAGACCATGAAGCTGTCGTTGTCGCGACGATACACGACAAGCGGCTTGCCTTCCTCGTCAACGACCTTCGACGCGTTTGCGGGATCCTTCTCCCAGTCACCGAACCATTGCTTGAACTCTGGCGTCCTCGTCTGCGCGATCGAGAAGCGGAAGGATCCGTCTGCCTGTTCGCCGGTACCGGAAAGCTCCGTCCCTTCGTCGTAGTACCGCTTGACTTCGTTCAAGATGCGCTGCGGGCGTGTTCCTTCCGCATAAGACGCACTTGACACAAAGTCACCGTTAGGCGCCATGATGTCAACGTTCATTTCTCCATTGAACCGTGCGAAGTAGTTGACGAGCGCCGCTTCCTGCGCTTCCGTCGGTTTCGCACCGAACATGACGCCATATGCTTCCGGTTGCAGGCGGATCGCTCCACCCGACACAAAGTCAGCCATCGCGTCGCCGCCGTTCTCTCTGTCATCCAGGACGTCCCACACATCGCGGTGGTCAAGCAACCTTTTGCCTCCGGGCGCGCCGTTCTTCCGGTCAGACAGATCCAGCATCCTTCCGTCTGGCAGAATGTACCCGGCTTCGTTGATGTTTCTCGTCGTGCCGAAGTGTTCGACGATGCGGTCGATTTCCTCCTTGGTCGCAGGGCGCGCGATCGAGAAGCGGGCGTTTGCCGCCGCGTCGGGAACCTTCGCACTCTCGAACCATTCGCGCAGGTCGTCCATGATCCGCCGCGCGGAAGTGCCGCGCCGGTACTGCGCCGTGAACGCGACGGCGCCGTTCTCGCGATCGACGTCGACGCGCAGCACGTCTTCGCCCTCGTCCTCCATCAGCCCGTATCCGGCATCGAGCGCATCGTAGAGCGTGTCAAGCTGCTCTGCCGTCGGCAGGCGCATCACCTCGATGCCACCGTTGCCGAGATTGAGGCGCACTGCTCCGCCGGCGAGCGAGTCGGCGTATCCATACTCGAACTTCTCGACGTCGTTCGAGCGCTCGGGTCTCTCGAGGAATGCAAACAGCGAGTCGTGGTGCGGCGTCATGCCGAAAGCCGTTCTCTGCATCTTCGGCTTCAGCACTCGCCCATCAGGGAATATCCATCCTGCGCTTGCGACGTTCCCGGCATCGATTTTCATGTCGCCCCAGGTCGACAGCGCCGCGTCGTATTCTTCCTTCGTCGCCGGCCTCACCTTCGCGGGATCCACGCTGAACCTCACACCACCGGCCGGATTGACGCGCTGCGCGGCCATGACCTCGGCGCGACTCGTCGGTGCACCGCCGAAGATGTCCTCCGTCTCGGTATTGACAGCCCTGGCGTTCTCGATGTAGTCCGTCAGGTAGTTCGATATGAGATCGATCGCTCGCTTCTTCCCGACGGCGCTCTCCACGTCCTCGCGGTCGAAGCTGCGCTCCGCCTCTGCGCGTGCAAATAGATCTCCGAGGATCTTCGCCTCGTCCGACGGTGTCCGGAACATGTCGCCCTGGGACATAAACTGCTCCCACGAAATGCCGCGCACACGGTGGCCGTCCTTCGCCGTCTCGCGCCAGTCGTGGCGCGTCTTGCCCTTCTCAACACGGGCAGTCTCGTCCTTGTCGCGCCATTCGGTAAAAAGCTGCAAGGCCTCTGCAAGCGGCGCCCTCAAGTCGTAGGCAGGTTTCGCTTCCGCGAGCGACATGAGCTCCGGCGTCATTTTCATCAGCGCCCGCAGCTCGTTCTGGATGTCGAGCCGTCCGGCGTTCGCCATTATCTTCTGCAGCAGCGCGGCGTTTTCGCCGCGGCCGAGAAGTGCCGCAAGCGCGGCATTCTGGATGCGCGTCTGCCCTTCCTCGGTAAGCGAGCCGTCCTCGGCGATCATGCCCTGTGCGCCGGTCTCCTGACGGAACTTCCCGATCGCATCGCCGCTTTTCGTCTCATCGATACGCCCGTCGGCACGGAAGGCCATGCGCGGCAGCAGGTTGTTGTCGACGAGGATCTTTGCGTCGTTGGCCGCCTGCTCGCGGACGTTGAAGCCACGGTTCTGCGATTCGTTCGCGAGGCGCACTACCTCGTGGACGTCGGCCTTGCCGTCGGGCGACTCGACGCGCTCCAACACAAACACGAGAAGCGGCTTCTTGACGTTCTCGCCAATCTCGATGCCGCGCTTCGCGGCGTCCTCGCGCACGAACTTCTCGAGATCACCCGCCGTGCCTTTCTCGTAAGCACGCCTTACGCCGTTTGCGCGGTGGTTTCCGATGATGTCGTCGCCGTTCGGAAGTATCCAGATGATGCCGTTCGACGCGATTGGCTGCACCGTCCCCAGCTGCAACGGGTCGGGATTAGCGCCGATCTTCTCGACGAGCGCGCGGCTCTCCTCGCTCTTGTCGTCTCGGTTCTGGTTGCCCCTGTCGTGGTAGTCCGCGTCCGTGGAAGTGATGACGCCCGTCTCCACGTCGCGCACCTCGAGTCGTCCGACAAGCTTCACGTTGCTGTTCGGCAGCCCCACACGGTAGTACCGCTGGTTAGGCGTGGATGCGTCGGCCGGATTCTCCGAGGTGGCAACGGGGACGGAAGTCACAGGAGTGGCGGCGGGCGTTTCAGTTTTGGCCGTTTGCGTTTCAGTTTTGGCCGTTTGCGTTTCAGTTTTCGCCGTTTGCGTTACCGTTTTCGCCGTTTGCGTTACCGTTTCACCTTTTTCCGTTCCCGCACCCTGCCGCATTTCCTCTTCAGCTGCGGCGCGTTCCGCGTCGGTGACTTCAACCGGCATCGCCGACTTGGTGGCGGCGGCCTCGCCTGCCGGCTGCTCCGGAATCTTTGCAAGCTCGACACCCAGGGCGCCGCTTCCAAGTTCGCCGCGAAGCACACGGTCGTAGAGGTTCTTGAGTTGGTATGGCTTGCCGGTGTTTGGATCCAGCACCTCGTCGCGCTGGCCGATCTTGCCGAAGAAATTGACGAGCTTCCCAGCCCATCCATCGAGCATCTTGTCAAAGCGCGACGAGACGGCGTGCGACACATAGTGCCCGCTCGCGTACCGTTCCATCTGGTGCGCCATCTTCTCGTCAAGCTCTACTTCCCATCCGTCCTTCGTCACGTCGACGCCCAGCGTCTTTGCAAGCGCCTGGATGTCGGCGTCGTCAAGCGACGCCCTCGCGAAGCGCCATAGCGAGTGGAATGTTTCGTGGCGCACTGTACCCTGCGCCGCCGCCGCCCCATATCCGATGTCGGCGATGCGTCCGCTTGCAAGGTATATGATGTCGTCGGCGTTTACGCGCACCTTTTCGCCCTTGGCGTCGGTCAGCTCGAACACTCCGCTCGTGCCGCTCGAGAATCCGTTTACGCTCGCCTGCGCCCTGACGGCCGCCATATAGCGCTCCTGGTCGGACATATCCGCCCACTTGCGCGTCATATCCGCCGCGATCGCGCCGTCAACAATTCCCCGCGAGTTGTTCTCCTCGATCCTCGCGTCCCACGACCTGCCGAAAGCGCTGTTAACCTTTGAGTTAACCTCGGCCTGCTTCATCAACTCCTCGGAGATGTCGCCCACCTTGTAGGCGATCGTGCGCTCCGAGCCGTCGGCAAGCTTTACCTTTCCGGAATAGACGCCCGCTTCAGGATCCGCCGCGAAGCTGCCTTCGACGTAGCCGGGAAGGATGGTCTTGATCGTCTGCTCGTCGATGTCGGCAAGCGACACATTGAGCGCTGTCCAGGCACGCACGGTCGGCGAGAACGCTGCCGCTTCTGTCTCGACCTGCAAGTACTGCGTGAGCACCTCGGCCGTCTTGACATCCACGCCGGCAGCCTGCGCGACCTCGCGCACGACGTCGCCGCCCTGCGAGTTGCGGAACGCCTGACGCGCAGCGGTAATCGCCTCCTCGAAGCGGTGTGGGTTATTCTGCCCTTCGCCGCCCTCGCCTTGCCAGTGCTGCTCCATCGCATTCCGGACGCCCACAGCCCGCTGGATCATATCGACGACGCCCGCGTCGTAGTCCGTCGCGCCCATTAGCTCTTCCATCGACTGCGCCGTTCCCATAGTCGAAGTCGATCCGGCGCGACGGTTCGCGTGGCGCACCATCACGTTCTGGATGTGTTGGCGCCGCGTCATGTTGCCAATCGTCGTTACGCCGAAGCCAATGGACGACGGCAGCATGTCGGCCGCGGTATCGATGAAAGTCGCGTAGTCCTGTGGAAGCGTCGCGACAATACTGTCCCATAGCGCCTTCGCCTCGTTCGCAGCCGTGGCGTCGCCGTTCTCCTTTAGCTCCTGGCACAGCTTGTCGAACGCCTTGCCGTGCTCGATCGCCATCTGCTGCAGCGGCTCTTCAACGAGTCCCTCGGTGGCGGCGACCTTTACGCCCTCCCTCACACCGTAGGCGACGCGGTTTGCAAGCCACTTGCGGAAGCCAGCCGCGCCATCGGAGCGGACCGCCTGCGCCATCGCCGCAAACGTGAGCGACTTGATTTGCGCGGGCGATAGCGACGCCTCGAGCCCCGGGACGTAAAGCTTCTCGATCTTTGCGTTGATGAGTCCGATCGCGGCCGCAGTCAAGACGGATTCCTCGCGGCTGATGCCCGCCGCGTCCGCATTGGAAATGTATTCCGAGGCGAACGCGCTGAACGCCTGCGCCTCGCCCATTGCCCACATGCCGGTGCCAGCAGCGTCTTTCCACCACTTCGCGGCCTCAAGGTCTTTGTTGATGCCGTTAAGCATCTGCGTGTAGCGCTCTACGGCGGCCATCTGGCGCGCAAGAATGGCGCTTCCCATGCCGCCAAGCTTCTTTACGCCGTTAACGTCGAGCGTCCACGCCGCCTTTGTCGCGGCTGCTCCCGCCTCCATCGCCGCCTTGCCGGCCTCGAGAGCGGCCTTTTCCTCCTTCAGCGCGCCGCCGAGCTTCATTGGCCGAAGCGTAGTCATGAGCCCCTTAAGTATTCCCTGCTCCTTCTTGATCCCTCGCGCGGCATTTACCATCTTTCCGCCCTTGCCGATCATCGAATAGGGGATAAACCAGTGCAGGTTTTCCGCGACGCCCTGGAACGCCTCGCCGAAGAAGCTTTCCGCTTCCGGAAGGTTCTGCTTCATCGCCTGTTCCATGCGGGCCTGCGCGTTCCACCAGTCGAAAAAGTCCTTGCGCTCCGATTCTGAAAGCGCGGTCTTTGCATACGCCGCCAAGGCGGCATCCTTTGCCATGCCCCAGGTATCCGTGAAAAGCCCGAGCACGCTTTGCTGCAGGCCGTACAAGCCGAGCTGGACGCGATTTATCTTCGTGTTGTCTGTGAAGTCGGTCGGCACGAAAAGAAGCGTGCCGCTCTTCTGGTCGCCGCGCATGAGCGAGAACGCGGAATAGACGCGGTCGCGCTCGTCTTCCGGAAGCGTCTCGATGTTCGAGTCAGGCACACCGTCATTGAACGACTTGGCAAGCATCCAGCTTGCACGGTCGCTCAGTCCCTGCGAGAACTGCAGGAACGTCGCGAGCGTCTGACGACGTGAAAGCTTTTCGTCGTAGTCGGCGACAACGTCGGCGCGGTACTTCTCCTTCTCCTCGTCGGTAAGTGTCTCGTAGTTTGAGCGCCGCACGATGTCACTGCGCTCTTCCGCTGGAAGCTGCATCCCGGGCGCGGAGCTCATTCCGCTCATCGCCGCCATCTCCCAGAACGACGCGCCCCGCTCGCCCTTCAAGTTGCTCTTTACCTTCTCGCCGATCGTCTCGCTCTCGAGCGCGTATTTGAACTTCTCCTCGTCGTTCATCTCGCGCCACTTGGTGTACTCGGGATCCTCGATGAGCGTGTATTCGCCCTTGACAAACCGGCGCAGCATGTCGATGTTCTGGCGCGGGTCTTTTGCCGCGCGCTTGCCGAACGCAACCGAGCCATCCTCGTCGGCGAGTCCGAACATCGATTCCGTGACAGCGTGGTAGAGCCCCCACGCGCCGGCGTCGTCGAGCTTCGTGACGTCCGTCCTGAAGAGCTCCTGCGCAGCAGCGCGAAACACAGACGCGCGCTCTTTCCGCGTCTTGTCGTCGAACGAGTCGAGATCTACATTCTGCGGATTGCCGGGCATCGGGAACGGCGCGGCGTCCTCGCGCCGACCGAACGACGGATCCGTCTCGGCGAAATTATCGCGCCCCACGTTGTCTCCAATTCCCAAAAACTCGCGGGTGCTGCCTGGAAGCGCTCTTGACATTTTGTGGTCTCCTTTTGAAAAGTTATTTCTCGTCGTCGCCGCGCTGATCCGCATCCTGGCGACCCTTGAAAAGTATCGCCGACTTCTGCGCGGCATCCACCGTGGCCTGGATGTTTTTCTTTAGCTCGCCCTTGATCCATTCAGACTTCAGGCGAGAGATCTCCTTCTCCACAACTCCTTCGCGGCTGACTTCCGGGCCAAGCTCGCGAAGTGTCCGGAGAAGTGTGTCGCCATACTCGAGCAGCTCTGTGGCCCTGACGCGCGTCTTGCGCGACTCGACGCGCTCGCCGTTTTCCTCAAGAGGAGCATAGTACTCCGTCGAGTCTTTCTTCGCGGCGTTTCGCACGGTCGCGCCGGCGTCGCCGTCCGACTGCAGCTCCGGCGCATAGCCGAACGCGCGGTAAAACTTGCGCATCGCGCTCGCCTCCTGTTCGCTAAGGCGCGTCTCCATGCGGTTCTGGAACGACTGCATAAAGCTCGGCGACACGGTTTGCTCGAGTGTGCATGTGCGGAACTTCCGCCAGATGGCAGCCTGCGCTACACTTGCCTCATCTTGCGATATCGTGCCGTCGGCTTCCAGCATCCTAAGCTGGCAAAACGCAGCCGCAAGTCCGTCCTCGTTCGCGTCGATCGCGGCCTTCTGCATGGCGGCGTCTGCTCGCTTGGCTGCGCCCTTTTCGGAAGCGGAATGCTCTGAGAGCGTCTGTGCCATCTTTAGATACTGAAGGCGGACAGACGGCTCGAGCGCCGTGTTCTCCGCGAGCTTGCCGTAGTCCACGGCCATCTGGGCGAAGTACGCTTCGCGCTCCTTCGGATCTTCCGGTGGGCGCGCTTTCTGGATTTCGAGTTCCTGTTGGACGGATTCTCGATGTGCGTCGTCCCATATCTTTCTTCGGAGCGAGTATGCGCGGCTGATTGCTGCTGTTTTATGCGCGTTGAACTCTTTTGCCAACAGCTCGCGACGGGCGTCGTCGAGCTTGTCCGAGCCGAGGTGCCTCCTTACGGCTTTGCTGTCAATAACCTCGCCGCCTATTGCGTCGAGCTCCTCGGATTTCTTATCCCACGCGTCGGCCACGGCCTCCGGATCGGCGCTGTCGAACGTCTCGTTCTCCCACGCGGTGAACTTCGTCTTCGCGAAGTTGACGAGGAAGTCCTCGGTAAGCGACTTCATCTCCGCCGCGCGAAGGCTCTCCGGCACCTGGCGGACGTTCATCTCCCGCTCCTTGGCGTCGTACATCTCCTGTATCGAGCTTTCCCGCGCCGCCCCCACGTCGAAGTCGCCTATGGCCTTCTCCTTTGCCTGTGCAAGCGCCGCGGTGGCTGTCGCGATCTCGGCGTCGAGCGTCGTCTTTGCCGCATGCGCGAAGATCCGGGCGTTCCACGCGACGTCGCGCTTCGCCACCATCTCGTCGTACATGCGCCTCTGCGGGCTGTTCAGGTCTTTCGTGAACTTTTCCCGCCGCGCCTCCGCGGCACGCTTAATGTCGTTCAGCCACTCCTCGGCATGCCACTCGCCATCCTTTCCCTGTCGGATGTTCAGCTGCCCGGGATTCTCCGGCGTCCCGTCGCCGATCATGTAGAGGTTGCGGTCGTTCTCGCTCTGGAGCACCGCGTTCGTGGCGATGCGCTCGTTCTCGCGGTTCGCGAGCTCCACGGCCATCCTGCCGAGGTCGCCGAGCGTCCGGGCGACGATCTGGCCGCGCCGCGACATTCCCTCGATCCTTGCGCGACCGGCGCGCCCCACGGCCTCTGCAGCAGATGCGGCGGCGCGGGCATGCGCGCTCATGGCGTCTGCCGCGCCGGTGTCGACGATCGGCATTCTCGGCGATCCGAGCCTGTTGACTCCCTCAGATGCAATTCTTATGTTCAGTGCGCCCATAGGTGTTTTCCCGTTTGGTGTTAGGCGAATAGCTTGACGCCGTTCATGACGGTGCCGCCGAGTCCGGAGAGCCCGGTCGAGAGGCCGCTGTACAAGGCGGTCATTCCCGCCTGGCGTGTGGCCACTGCGTTCGCCCAGCCCGACATCAGGGTGGACTGCGCGTTCGCGTCGCCGGTGGCGAGCGCGTTGCCGGACTGGGCGAGATACGACTTCTGCGTGACGAGCGCGGCGGCCTTGTTCATGTCGTGCTCCCATACCGCATTGGCGGTGTTGGCCTTGGATACGCCTATGTCCTCCCCGGCTTCGAGCGCGGTCGTGCGCAGGAGGTTGCCGAGATTGTCCGCGCCGCCGTCCACGAGGAGGCCGTTGCCCGCGTACATCGCATACATGTTGCCGATGTCGGCGGCGTACAGGCGCATCCTGCGCTGCTGCTCGATTTCGCCGGCTTCCTGGGCGACGCCCGCCTTGCGCTGTTCGATCGTCGCCTGCATGCCCGCAAGCTCGGCCTGGTCCTTGAGCTGCTGCGACTGCGCCGATGCGGCCATGCGCTGGGCGTTCGCGGCGGCGAGCGTGGCGTCGCGCTGCATCGACGCCGCCTGCTTCGACGCGTTGTTCGCCCTTATGCCGCCCACGAGCCCGAATGCCGACCCGATCGCAGACAGCGCAAGGCCGGCCCCTCCAAGCACGGTCAGTGTCACTGGTTCGCAGGCAAACAGCAGGCAGGAGCCCAGCGTCATCATTGAATGTTCCATCGTTCCGCTTCCTTTCTTGACGTTTCCATCACGAAAACCTTTTCGCCGCGCACGGAGAACTCCCCAGTGCGCCGCCAGCCGGACCATTCGAGCCACCTGACCGACTTGGCGTACTTCGCCATCGGAAGGCAGTGGATCGTCTCCACCCACTTTGGCAGCGACGCGGCTATGCGGGCGAGCGCGGCCCTTGTCGCCCTGGCGTAGTCTACGCGGTGGCGGTCCGCCGCGCGCGTGGACAGCAGGTACAGCACCCTGGCTCGGCTCGTCGGCGGCTCCCACGGGGGCAGCTGCACCCCGCCGTGGGCACATTCCTCGCCGCCCACGATCACGCGGAACCTCCGCTCGATCGAGCTGTCGGCCTCGCACTCCTCGGCAGCAAAGTGCTCGTGCTCCATGCGGTCGCCGTCGCGGAGGTCGGCGTTCAGTCGCGCGGCGTCGGCGGCGGTGCACGGGGCGATCTCCATTCTTGCGCCTCGCGCCGCGATTGGCCCGTACAGCGTATCGCGCTTCGCGGCGTTCACAGCTCGCCTCCGTTCCTGTCTGCGCCGGGGTTGTTGGCGAATTCGACGCGGTAGCTCGTCGAGACCGAGAGCACCGCGAGCGGCAGGTAGCCGTCGTGCTCGAGCACGATGGATCCGTTTGTCGCGTTCGTGCCCACCAGCGGCATGCGGCGGTCCGCGTCGCCCAGCTCGACGGTGAAGTTTGCCTTCGTTTCGTCGACCGGCGACGGAACCTTCATGCGCGTCGCCTTCTGGGGCGGCACTTCCGGCTGGCGGACGGTGAAGTCGCTGCCGTCGATGACGCGCACTTCCGACTCGGTGGCGTTCTTTATCTCCATCTGCGCGGTTTCCTTGTCGGAGAACTCGGGCGAGGTCGTCTTGAGGACGGACTTGAACGTGCAGCCGACGGCATAGGTGTCGCCGCCGTCTGCCGCGCCGACCTTCACGACCGTCTCGCCCTGGCCGGCCGCAGGAGGCGTGGCTCCGTGGGCGACCGTCACCGTCCTCATCGCGTCCATCCGCAAATTCCCGGCGAGCGTTTCGTCGTTCGGGTCGATGTCGCGGAGGGACAGAATGGCCCATTTCGCCCCGGCTTCGCGGCGGGCGATGAACGCGCAGTGCGACGATCCGCCGACGACGGACTTGTTGGCCGCGACGTCGAAGGCCGTCCATCCGCCGCCGAGCCGCTGCAGGCTCCACGCGCACACGTCGTGCTCCTTCATGTATACCAGGCTCGCGACGGTCCCGTCCTGAAGCACGCACTCTATCGTCGGCTCCGGAAACTGCACGAAGGCCATCGCCATTATCCGGTTGTTGCGGAACATCCTCTGCGACAGGACGGAGAGGTTGGAGCTTTCGTAGCCGTCGGAGGCGAAGTTGTACCGCGTCGCCAGCAGCGCCTCCCCGGATGCGTCGCAGAAGACGATGTCCGCGTCCAGCGGTATGGGCTTGAGCCACGGCGCGCAGCCGATTGCGCTCTGCAGCTTCGCGGCGATGGTGGAGGGCGCGACGGCGTTGCCGGCCGAAGGCGCCACCTGCCATTCGCCGCCGTCCGAGAACAGCATCAGGTCGCGGTGCACGAGCATGCGGTTGATCCACGGCGCCTCCAGCGCGGCGGTCGATGCCTTTATGGCGTCGTCGGCGCGGACGTAGTCGTGCGAGTCGAAGTTGTAGAGGTCTCCCGTGCGGCTCATCCAGAACGTGAAGGGGTCGTCGTCGGAGGATGCGTAGACGAGCCGCTGCTGGTAGATCGCGACGCACGCGGGGTACTTGCCGGTTTCGTTGAAGTGCTCCTCCGACTTCGGCGGGGTCACGGACGTGTCCGGGGTTATGTAGTCGTCGACGAACGACAGCCGGTTGTTGCCGAAGGACGCGAACTCCATGCCGGAGAGGAGCACTTTGGCGGCGGCCCATTCCTCCTCGCCTTCTTGGTTCGTGTACGGCCTGAAGCCGGCTATCGTTATCTTGGACAACTTCTTCCCGAACACCGACGGCAGCTTGAATACGGCGTTCTTGGCCCTCCTGACGTTGGGGTCTTTCCTCTCTATCTCCTCCGCCATCAGCCGCGCGCAGTCTTCGGCCGAAACCGACGACGACACTTTTGGGAGCTGCGAACCGTTGAAGTTGTATGTCTTGTCGGCACTGCCTTCGCTTGTCGCCTTTGTCTGCCGTGCGCCGAGGTCGACCTCGGCGTTGCAGATCTCGGAGTCGTTTTCGTCGAACAGCTTCAGGACGAGCTTCTGGGCGAGCGACGCGTAGAAGGTCGCCGACACCGCTTTCCACTTCACGACGCTGCCGCTCTCGTCTTTTTCGATGGTGCACACCGCGAGCCCCTGCCGGACCAGAATGCTGTCGAAGTCGATGGTCCGGTATGTCGTCTGCCCGTCTTCTTCCGTAGGCGGCACGTTGATGGTCTTCGTGTTCTCGTACGACCGGCCGGGGGTGTAGACGGCGCCCTGGCTGCCACTCACCTTGACCACTGCGGACAGGGAGTTGTCGTCCCTGCTGCGGAGGAATGCGTCCAGCGAGAATGTGATGTCGTTGTTGTTGGGGTATTTCGTGTCGCCGTCGAATTCGATTCCCGGCTGCGTGATGTCGCCGGCGAGCGCGGAAGTGGCGCCGATCAGCCCGAAGGTCGCGCCGGCCTTCTTGTAAATGTTAAAATGGTCCCATTTGGCGGACTCGGCGTCGTCCTTGATCCTGATGACCACGCTTGATTCCGTGGACCATGGCAGCGAGTGCAGCACGGCGACCGGCTCCGACGGCAGGCTCTCCACCTCGTCCTTGACGGCTGTGACGCAGTATTCCTCGTACTTGGTCGACTCCCCCTCGGGGAAGCCGGAGGTTTCCGGGGGCTCCATCTCCGGTCGGTAGTCCGAGGCGGGGCCGAACTCGATCTTCTCGTATGCCAGGGTGCTGTTGTCCAGCTCTTCGCCTTCAACGGTCTCGATTGCGCGCGAGTAAACGATCTTGCCCGGCGGGTAGTTGCGGTGGGCGAAGAAGACGGTGTCGCCAGACTGGCACCAGTCGAGCATCTGGAGGTCTTCGTCTGCGAACGGAATGGGGATGCTGTACGCCAACAAGTAGACTGGCTCTCTCGTCCACGTCCCGTAGTGTGTCTTTACGCCTTTGTCCGACACCAGATAGGCGTGTCCGCCCGTCATGAGGATGTAGCGTCCGTCGTCGCGATCCTGCACAAGCGGGATTAGCTTCGCCGTCTGGACGGCCGTAAACCGGAGTATGTTCGTGAAGTCGCACACGAGATCCGTGCCGGAGCGCTTGATGACGTTGCCCTGCTTGCGGACCTTGAAGTTCTCGAGGACCCGGCACCCCTGGGAGTACTTGGCGAGGTCCTGCCTCCCCATCAGGTCCTTGTCGAGCTGCCCGCCTGCGAACGAGCGCTGGGTCTTTTTCAGGAGCGCCATCTTGTGCTACCTCCTGTCGAACGGCGAGCGCGGGCGCGGTCCTCCGCGCATCGCGTCCGCGTAGAAGTTCCCGCCTCGAACCTCGCGCCGGGATCCCGTCGAGCGGCTGTCGGCGAGCTTGGCGCTGTCGAGGTTGCGCTCGCTTATCTTGCGAAGCCGGTCGGCCTCGGCCGAAGACCCCGCCACCATGGCCGCGACGTCTGCCGCGATCAGCGACACGTAGGCCGACCGGACGAGCGGCGGCCATTTGGCGGTGTCGTCAATTTTTCTCAAATAAATTATACTCTCGATCGGCTCCACGCTGCGTATCGTCTGGCCGACGAGCTTCCAGTCGCCGCGCTGTCCGCCGTGGCCGTAGCACTCGAGCATGCGCGCGCACCTTGGCGGCACGGGCGTTGTGAATTGGTACAAGCCGTCGGCGTACGGGTCGCATCCGCACGACTGGACGGGCCATTCCATGCGGGCGAACGACCAGTTGTGCGCGGCGAGTATCTCGTCGCGGGCGCGCTCCTTGTTGGCGTCGATGCGCCGCGTCGCCGCGATCAGGTCCATCGGAAGCGCCTGTCCTCCCGTCGTGATCGTCGGGTAGACGAGCGAGAGCACTTCCTTCGTGTCCTGGTCCTCGACCGCCGCGAGCTCGAGGTCGAGGTCGTGCACCCGCGCGTCGTGCAGCTTCTGGCCGTATATCGCGCGGCAGTTCTTCATGTCCTCGACGCGGCCCGCCACCGGCACCGCGAGCTCCGCCGCGAGACAGTAGACAAGCACGTTCTTCGCGTCGTCCGGCCAGTTGTCCGGGGTGGTGTCGATGTTGTCGGCATTGGACGCGTTCCGCTTCCACGTCCAGTTGTGGGCGTCCAGCACCTCGGCGAACGCGACGTCGAAACAGTCCTTGCACTTAATCCACGGGGCCGACGTGTCGGTTGCCGCTTCCTCCACCGTGTCGGGGATCCCGACGTCCTGCCTAAGCTGATACATCGCAAGCCGCGCGAGGCGCAGCGTCTCGAGAGTGGTTGTCGTCATTTCAGGATCTCCTGTGTGGTGCTGGTGCCCGCCTGCTCGATCGCCCTCGCGGCCGCGAGCTCTTCCCTGTAGGCGTTCTCTATCTCGGCGCGCATCGCGTCGAGGTCACCCTTATTGATCTTGAACGTCCGGATCCGCCCGAACGACTCGGGCACGTCGAGCGGCAGGAAGCCGTTCTGCTCTACGGACTCCCCGAGCGCTTTCCATGCGACATCGAAGGTCTGAAAGTCAGTTACCGTCGAGACAATGGGCGCGAGGGAGGGATACTTGACGAGCGCCATCTTGACGGCCATCGCTGGACTTGCGTCCGCAATGCGCGTGAACGCGTCGAAGCCGATCCGTGTCAGGCTTCCCGCCGCGAACTCCTTTGCCATGTTCTTTGCGGCCCACTTTGCGAAGCCGCGCACCATTGCCGTCTGTGTCATAGTCTCTCCTTTGCGTTGGTTGGTTGGTTGATGACGTCGGGGGCAAGCTCCATTTCCGGAGAAGCGGGGTTTGCCCCCGACGATCTCAATCAGCCGACGTCAATCAGCCGTTGCTGGCCGTGGTCGTCGTCGCGGCGGTCGTCGTCGCGGGCGCGGGAATCGCCTTCATGATGGCCTCGGCCGGGGCGATGGCGCAGGGCGAGAGGATCACCTGCGTCAAGCCGGCGAACGTCTGGGCCTGGGACGCGAGCTGGCCGATCATTGCCTGCACGTTGTCGTTGATGCGCTGCTGCGCCATGTTGAGCGCGCCGACGGTCGTGTTGACGGCCTCGAACTTTGCGTCCGTGTAGATCTGAGACTCGAGCTTCGCGACGGTCGCGCGCAGCGCGTTGTTCTCCTGCACGAGACCGAGCTCGTAGCGAGTCACGGGCTTGTCGCCCGAATCACAGTTGCCGCCGTTCTGGTTGCGCCCGACGAGCCCCATCGCGCCGGCGACGAGGCCGAGGGTGGCAATGCCGCCCAGCACCGTGCCGATCACGCCGGTCGCGGGTGCGCCCTGGCGCATCCATCCCCACGGCCCCATGCCCTCGGGATAGTAGTTGTTGTTCGTCTCCCTGGTTTCAGTTTCCATTTCTGGTTTCCTTTCTTTTGTGTTCTCCCGCCGCACTATGCGACGGAAATCCCTACTTGGCGGCAGTACCCGCCTGCGCCTTCTCCGCTTCCATAATCGCGAGATACTTGCCGTGCTGGATGCACGCCTCGTTCCAGCGCTTCCATGCCATGTCCGCCGTAATCTCCTCCTCGACCGTCGGCTTGTGCCGCTTGACGTATGCGACAAGGGAAATCATCCCCGCCTTCGAGTCCGGCTCGACGTGCTCGTTCTCGAGCTTCGCGCCCATCTCGACGAGGCACATCGCCGCGTCGTGCTTCATCTTGGCGAAGTAGTCGAGCTTCGCCTGCAGTTTGTGTTCGTATGCCATTTCTTGCCTTTCGTTTGGCTGCCCCCCGCGAGAGGGGCAAGCCCGGTTGTATGAGTTTGCCCCTCTCGCGGACGGGGCGAAACAATGCGCTCACTCGCCGTCCTCGCAGGCGGAGCAGCACTCCTTGCAGACTTCGCTTGCGATTGCGGCGGGGTCGCAGTCCTTGCAGTTGGCGTCAGTGATGCCCTTCTTGGCGAGCTTGGCCTGTACGCGGCCCGTGATGTCCTTGATCGTCATCTCCCCGAGCTTTGAGGTCGCGGACACCGCGCCGCCGCCGTAATAGGCGCAGATTGCCGCCGTGACTTTCCCCGCGATGTCTGCCGCAAGTTCGGAAAGCGTGTTCACCATCACCACGGCGTTGGTCGAAAGGTCGCGGTTGTACTCGTCGAGATTGAGGTAGACCGTGCCGTTGGTCTGCACTCCGAGCGAAAGGCCGCTCAGCGCCTCGGTTGCCCAGAGGGGCGAGCGCGCCGTGGCGTACCAGCCGCCGGACGAGACGATTGCGCTCGTCGTGATGATGGCGTCCTCGCCGTTGACCTTGACGACCTTCTGGATCGCCGTGACGTTTTCGGGATGCTTCTCCGCAGTGATGCGCGTCTGGCATCCTGTGACGATTGCCGCGAGCGCGGCGAGTAGTATTAGTTTTTTCATGTGTTCTCCTTTTTGTTTGTGTTTGATGCTTCGGTAAAAGCGATCCATCCGAACTCGGACGAAACGGCCTCGTACAACATCGTCGCCACGGCGTAGGCGCGGTAGCGTCTCCAGTTGTACCATGTGTAGTGGAACTCCGCGAGCCTGCGGCAGTTCTCGCGGAACTCGGCATTGGCGTAGTTGAACGCCTTGCGCGTCCCGTCGCCCTCGTGGAAGCGCACGTCGTGAATGAGCGCATCGGCCTCGAATATCGAGAGATACGCCGTGACCTTGTTGCGCGTTTCCTCGGGAAGAAACTCGGGGCCTATGCCGTTGTAGATTTCGGCAAGCTCGGCAACCGTGTACTTGTCGAGGATTTCTGCGCCTTCGAGCTTCGCGGCCTTCGCAATGTGCACAAGAGCGGCGACATGCTGCCTCTTTTCGTCGGTTGTCATGGCTTCATCTCCTTCTGGCTCTCGGTTATCGCCTTGACATCCGATCGCGTCTCGACCGAGATCGTGCGCAGGCCGTCGTTGCCTGTCAGCAGGAATATCTGCGCGTTCAGCATCTTGAGCGTCATGAACGTGATCATGAGAAACATCACAATCATCCCGCCGATGATGAAAGTCTGCTTCGTCTCGACCTTCGTCATCCGCTCAACAAGGACGCATTCCTCTTTTGTACCCTTCATGCACATGGTGTAGTCAGCTCCTTTCGTTTACTCCGCGCGCCACTCGATCATGGGCAACCCCGCCTTGAACTCGCGCTCAATTTGCTTTTGCTGTTCGAGTGTCATGGCGCTACCCCACGATGTAGTCGTACTCCGCGCTTGTTATCTTCCCGCTCGCGACGTACTCCTTGATTTTGCCTAAAGGTACGCGGCCCGCCTTGTAGAGCCGCCTCAGCGATTCGACGAACTGCCTCATTACAGCACCCCCTCTTCGATTAGCGCGAGCGTATAGTCGTCGATGACGGCGGCCTCGCGCTTCGCCTCCGCCTCCTTTGCTCCGGCATACGCGGCATATGCCGCCTCTGTCATAACCGCCGATTCGTAGACGAAGACGGTAGTGCCGTCGCGCTCCACTTCCTCGACGTTGCGGTTGACGCGAACGTTGCCGTATTTCAGCGGCTCGACTTCGCGCGGCCTTGTGGCCGATTCAGTTCTCGAGAACATCGTAGGTTTCTCCTTTCGTTGTTTTAGTGTTGATGTTCAAGTTGTCGGCAAGGGGAGGTTTCCCCTTGCAACCCCTCAAAAGGGTTTGCAGGAAAGCGAGGCCGAAAAGTCCCAGAGCGGGGACGACGGAGCGCGGGACGCGTTGCAGGCAAAGCGCCCGGCAAGCAAGCCGGAGGCCAGATCGCCGCCGAGAAGGACGCCGCGCGTTCCGCTCGTCGAGTATTCGCCGTCGCAGTAGTACGATGTCGTCGTCCCGCCCGTTCGGATCGGCAGAGTCGCCGCAATGTTATTCTTGCCGAGCTGCGTGATGTAGCCGGGGTTGCCGTACGGGCACGTCAGCGCCGTTGCGATGTAGCCCGCGTAGGCGGATGCCGCGTCAGCCGTCACGAAGTCGCCGACAGACGAGCCGTCGATGGTGGATTTCGTGAGCTTGACGTACCACTCGCCGTCGATGAGCGTGCAGCCGACGACGCGGTTCCAGAGATGCCCAAACTTGTTCTCCATGCCGAACATCTTGTTGGAAATATAGGAGCCGTCGTTGACGCCGTAGAACGGCCCCTTTGCGTCTGCCGAGCCGCACTTGATGGAGCGTGCGGACGCCGAAGTGTACGCGCCGCAAATTGACTCCTGGAAGTTGAGCCGCCCCGTGACAAGGACGCCGAGGAGCGTGATGAGCGTTTCGTCGGCGTAGGTCGATGGCGTGTAGTCAGCGCCGTTCGCACGTGCGTAGGTCAGCTCGTTCGTCGCATTCGTCTGGCAGTTCGGCAACGCGTCCGTCGAGAGCGAGCGGAGCTTCGACGAAAAGACAGAACCCTCGTATATCGCCGTGTACCAGTGCGGCGCGTAGGTGCCGTCGGCCTTCTTCGCGCTCCAGCACTCGAAGTTCTCGTCCACCTTCACGTCGGAGACCCAGCAGTACCAACCAGCGGAGTCTGCGCTCGGCTTTTCGATCTTGACGTAGACGGGCGACCACTCCATCATGGCGTTGCCGTCGTAGCTGGAATCGGTCACGTCGGAGGCCGTCACGCCGTCCGCCCGCTTCTTGTAGTTCGACGGGTCGAGGTAGTAGTCTACCGTGCCGTTCGTCTTGAGCATACACGGCGACGGGTGGAAGAACGCGCCCTGCCAGTCGCCCCACTCCCAGCGGTCGTTGGCGAAGTCCATGTAGCCACGCGCGAAGTTCGCGCAGTCGCCGAGATAGTGGACGGCGGTATTCTCGTTCGCGTCCGTCTCGTCGCAGAAGAAGCCATAGAGAACATAGGAGCGGAAGATGCCGTCTGTCGAGGAATTGACCGCGCCGTTTGTCGAATAGCAGAAGGCGCGGTAGACGTCGCCGCTCGTGTAGGCGGAATCGACGAATGGCGTCTCAAGGTAGGCGTTGCGCGTAGTGTTCGTCAGCACGACCGTTCCGTCGGTTGGCGAAGTCGGTGCGGAGCCGTTCTTGCGGACGATCACCGTCTGCGACCAGAAGGCCGTATAGAGGCCGTTGATCTCCGCGTCCTTCGGGTCGCCGAAGTAGAGCGACGCGCCGTTCGCGGAGGTCTTGACGCGGGCGTGGCGGACGGTGCCGACAGTCGCGGCGACGTTGCCGAGCTTCTGTAGTATTGAGGTCGTGTCGGTCTTGATTGCGTCCACGACGGCCTTTGCCGCCTGCTGGTTCGCGTAAGTTGCGATTGTTGTTGCGATTTCAGACATGGTTGCTCCTTAGTCATTTGTAGTTTCGATGATGTAGGGGACGCCGTTGCGCACCTCGAAGCGGTAGCCGCTGTCCGTCGGGTTGCCGTTCGCGTCGAACTTTGCGAGGTTGCCCGTGGTGAAGGTCGTGGGCTTGTCAGCCTTGCCCGTGCGGAGCGCCGCAAGCACGTCCTCGACTGTGGCCTCCGCGAATACCGCCGCGCTTCCCGTTCCAGCGGTCGTGCATTTGACGAGAGCGTCGTCCTTGATGCAGAGTTGACCCACGACATAAGAGGTCGATGAGCCGTAGAATGGCGCGATGTCCAACAGCGACGAAAGGGACGCGCCTGTATTTTTACGTGTCGGCGTGATGTAGACCTCGTTTTCGTCGTAGGAATCAACGACCCCAAGCCTGTGTTGTGTCTTGCCGACTGGCAGGTTAATGTCCCCCATCATTCCGAGGGTGCCCGTCATCGTACCGCCAGACTTGTCGAGCTTGCCGTCGCGCAACGCCTCCGCCTCCGCCTCGGACGCGAAGTCGGCGGGCTTCTTCCCGCTGTCCGTCAGGTTGCCGTTCGAGTCGAGCCCCGCGAGGTTGCCCGACGTCGCGTTCGCCACCTTGTCGGCCTTGCCGGAGAGGTCGATCGTCGTGTCGCCGATCTTCTCCCATGCGCCGGTCGAAAGCCAGATGTACTCGTCGTATGAGTTGTTCGTCTGGGCCGTGGACTTCGGCACCATGTAGATTACAAGCGGCTCGCCAGACTCGGGAAGTTCCTGCACGACCACACGCGAGCCATTCTTGACCGCCTGGAGCTTTTCGTCGACCTCGGTCTTTGTGTACGTGGTGTCCTTGTCGGCCTTGTGGGATATGTCCTGGTGCTGCTGGAGCGCCGTGTCCGCCTTGCCGAGCGACGACTGCACCTCGGAGGCCATGTCGCTTGAGGGGATGCCGTTTCCGGGCTTGGTGTACTTTGCGCCGACCTTTCTGTCGACGTACTCCTCCGATGCCATCTTTGCTACGCTCATCCAAGCCTCCTTTCAAGTTCTGCGATCCTCGCCTCGCGCCGCTCCCCGAGCCACCGCTGGTACGCGCACTCGAGCGCCAGCGCCTCGTCGTAGCGGATGGAGTAAATGCTCCCCGCGCTGTGCACCAGCTCCCGCTCGACATGTGTGACCCTCTCCGCGACGAGCCGCCCTTGCCTGTCGTACTGCGCCTCCTGGTCGATCACCTCGTGGTCGATGTACTCGTCGTCCCACTCGTCGTAGCAGAGGAGGCCGTAGCGCGTCGCGTCCAGCCCCTCGGCGGCGAACGCCTCGACGACCCTCTGCGCGATCACGCCCATGTGGATTCGCGCCGCGTCGCCCTTGGCGGCCACCGCGTCCCTGAAGCGGAACTGCGAGAAATTGACCCTGCCCCACGCGCGGAACACCGCGTCGGGGATCGCGGCCACGTCCTGCTTCGCCCGCTCGTCGGAGGTGTTTATCGTGCCGGTCGCGGCGTAGACCTCCGACCACTTGCTGTTGCTCTTGCCGCAGGAAGCGCCGCCATTTGTCGTCGGGCATATGTCGTGCTTGAACTCCGTGTAGCCCATCACGCGCATCGTGCCGTTCTCGCCGTTGTTGTCGCTGTCGGAGCCGCCGATGAACGTCAGCTGAACATCGGGAACCGACCATCCTTTTATGAAGAAGGCAATTATCCTGTCGCTGCTGGTATGGTCGGAGCGGTTCTTGCGACCCGTGTAGACATGTCCGGCGTAGGAAATCCAGTACGTCCTCTCCCCCGAACTATTGAACGAGGCAAATGCGTGGCCTCCCGCGCCGATGTCGTAAAAAGCAAACCCGTATCGCCAGCCGCCCTTGGAGATGAATCCAATCTGGCCCAAAGAGTTGCCGCCGTTCCCCGCGAGGACGCCCCATGTCCGATTTTCCTTGTCATTCACGTCTTCGCTGGCGTCGCCATTGTAGTTCCTCACGTCAACCTCGACGCCGATTCCCTCTTTCGCATAGCAGCCGGCAGGAAGCTCCATGACGAAGTTTCCGCCGAACGCCTTGGTAATGACGCCTATGTCCATGCCGTAGTCGGCGGTTGGCGTGTCTGGCGCCTCAACAGCGGTCCCATTAGGCACAAATCCCTGATACTCGTACCACTTGCCCTGCATGGTTAGGACAACATTCGCCCCGTCCTCCTCCCACGACCCAAGGATGCCCATCAGCTTCTGCGTGTGCCGCGTTATGACGTGCATGCCTTTGCGCAGACGGCGCAGCGCGACTGTGGATCCGTTGTTGCCGTTGTCGTTCAGCGCGGAGAGCGCGAATGTCACCGTGCCGTCCGGGCCGCTGTTGTCGTATGCCACGGAGGTTCCGCCTTCGCCGCCCTCCGCAGAGCCCTTGACCGCCGCAACTGGCGGCCGGGCATAGGCAGTTCCCGCGATTCCAACCTGGTCAATGTTGTTTATCGAGTACTGAGCAGCCGAGCTGCACCCCGTGACTGGCGCGGTCTTGTCGCCGTAACTCCCCCCCGTGGTGGCCGTGAAGCCGCAGGCGTAGTCGCGGCAGAAGACCGGGTCCCGGCGCGTCAATCTCTCGAACGGACGGACAATCACGCCGTTCAGCCTCTTCGCGCCTTGGTCAGCGTCGAAAACACCGTTGACCAAACTGCCGACTACGGCACCTTGGTCTAACTCCCAATGCACATCCCTGTTGCCTACATCCAGCCAGCGAGAAACGAGGTATGTCCCGGCCGGCACGTGTACGCGGCAGATCGGAGGGCCGATCGGGCCGTCCAACGTGACTATGTTGCCCAGCACAGGCGCGGCCTTTGCCGCGGCCTCGAAAGCCGCGGAGTCGTCGGTCAAGCTGTCCCCCTTCGCGCCGAAGTCCTTGACGTTGACATGCTCCGCGAAGCGCGCCGCAAGCGCGCGCAGAGCAGTCGTGCCGAGCGCCTTCACCTCCGCGTCGAACGCGCCGTCTCCTTCCCCCGCGTCCTGGTCCACGTCCATCACCCATACGCCATCCTCGTTCTGCGAAAGCGCCACGATGTGCCACAGACGGCTCCCCGTCCGCTCGCGCATCAGCGCGATGGACGCCGGAAGCCCCCTGTCGCCCCTAAGGCTCTGCAGCCATTCCTCCTCGCTCCCCGAGTATCCTTTCTCCACGGCCATCTCGTAGGCCGACTTGCCTTCATTTCCCTGATATCCTCGTGGCCCCCTGAGCGAGGCAGGCTCCCCCGTCGACGGGTCGAATACAAGCGGCGACCACGCGACCGGGATCTGGCCCGTCGCCAGCACCTCTCCGGTGGACTCGCCGCCAGGCGTGTATTCCGTCGCAATGGCTGCGAACACCCTGCTGCCGCGTTCCATGTGGAACGTTTTGCGCAGCTTTTCGCCGCGCAGGTCGAGGATGCCCGCGTCCTCGTGGTTGTCCGCGAGCGGCGTCTTTCCGTCGCGGTCGAACAGCGTCAGGCGGATCGTGTTGCCGTCCGCCGGCGTGTAGCCGGTGAAGGCGAGCGGCGCCTTCTCTCCCAAATGGAAGACGCCGTCCTCCACGAGGAGCGCGCCCGAGTCCAATGCGACCGTGACAGTTTCCGCCATTTCAAGACCCTCCCTTGCCGTGTGTTAGACCTCGCCCTGCTGCTGCAGGAGGAGTAGAGCCAGCTGGCTCTCGTTCATCTTCGGGCGATAGCCGACGCCCAGTTCGTCGAGCTTCTGCTCGATGCCTTTCCGTCCAAGTTCCTTGACGAGCTTCTCGATGCGTTCGAGCGTAATCTTGTCGCCGCCCTTCTCGCCAGCGGGCTTCTCGGCGCCCTGTTCGTTCGCGGGCTGTCCCTTGTCGGCAGACGCGCCCTTCTCGCCGTTCCCCGTTTCCGGTTTCCCGTTCCCGGTGCTGACCATCAGGTCCTTGCCGTCCTTCGTCATGAAGTTTGCCGCGATGCGGCTGTCGATCGGGCCGTTCCATTCGGCCGGCTCGCCCTTCGAGTAGATGTGGCCTTTCAGCTGCACGCTGCGCCTTGCGATGATAGTCATGTTGCTCCTTTTAAGTTGGTTGAAGACAGCCCTCCGCCCGCCGGATCAAATGAGCGGGCGAAGGGCGTTGCCGTTTAATGGCCTTAGCCCGCGTTCTGGGCCGTGACCGCGACGTCCACCTTGTTGCCGGTGCCGCCGAAGAGGCTGACCGTGCCGGTCGCCGCGTCTGCGGCAAGGGCGATCGTGACCGTCGAGCCGCTCACCGTGACGGTGTACTTGGTCGGCGCCTCGATGGCCGTCACCTTGCCGGCGGTCTCGGTGACCGTGCCGCTCGAGCCCTTGGTGATCGTGGCGGTGGTCGCCGAGACCGCGAGGTCGGTGGCGAAGTCGTCGGTCGCGAGGTCCTCGAGGGGCGGGAACGACTGGATGGACGGGAAGTCGCCCTGGTCGAACTGGTCCACCAACCCGGCCTTGACCGCGATCGTGTAGGCCGTCCCGGCGCTCGCGGCGCTGGTGGTGACGAACTTGAGGCGGATGAACCGCTTCAGGCCGAAGGGCAGGAACATCCCGATAAGGAGGTGCCCGTCCTGCGTCTGCGAGGCGAGGTCGGTCCAGGACGCGCCGTCGGCGGAGGTCTGGACAATCGTCTTGACGGATCCGGACGCGTTCACCGTGCCGACGATCTGGCCGTAGATCTTGAGGCCGCCGTCGATCTCGATGTTCTGGTTCTTCCGGAGGTCGATGACCTTGGAGTAGTGGTTGATCGACGTGGAGTTGGAGGCGCTCACGGTGAGCGTCTTGCCGTCCGCGAAGAGCGAGAGCTTGTCGAATATCATTTTCGTTTACCTTTCTTTGGTTGTTGGTGGCTTCGCGCGGCGCATTTGCCGCGCTCCGCCGGTTACTTTACGCGATCGCGGGGACGACCTCCTCGGCGACCTTCATGCAGTCCTGGATGCGGACGGGGATGCCGAACAGGCGCTTCTCCTTGCGCTGCTCGACGTGCTGGAACGTGATGGCGTTCCCGCGCGTCATGCGGCTGTAGAGCGTGCACACGTTCTCCCACATGCGCTTGTCCATGTAGAACGCCTGCCTGACGTTCGAGTCGTGGACGCGCTGCGAGAGGCGGTCGATGAGCTCGACGTAGCTCGCGCCCTTGTCGGCGCCGGTCAGCATGTAGTCGCGCTGCAGGTTGCAGATGCGCCCGCCGTAGCGGAAGTCGCGAACCGCGAGGCCGAGGTTCCAGTAGAGGTACTGGAGGTACGCCTCGTAGGTGGCGTCGCCGCCCTTGTCGGGGTCGACCACGTCCACGACGCGCTTCGGCGTGATCTCGATGCCTCCCTGGGTGTCGCCCTCGGGGTGGAAGCACGTGATCGTCCTCGGAGACCAGCCGACGAGCGCGATCGAGCCGAGGTCGGACGTCTTGCCGTCGTCGGTCGCGGCGGGAGTGCCGTTGTACGCCTTGAGCGCGTTGATGACGTAGTGCGCCGAGTCGGTGTCGTCAGTCGCGCCGTAGCGGTCGTAGTGCTTGAAGAGGCCGTTGAAGCCGAGCGGATTGTCGTCGAGGCGGCCGTACACGAGCATGTTGCCCATTTCGAGCTTCATGCCGTCCTGCGCGCTCTCGATCTCGTCGGCGATGACGGCGTCCTTGTCCTTCGCGGCGTCGTACATCTTCTTGTCGACGGTGACCTTGGTCGACATGCGGCCGCCGGTGACCTTGAGCTTGGCCTTGCTGCCCTTGTTGGACGGCGTGCCGGTGTAGTACTGCGTCCAGACGGGCTTCGGCACTTCCGTGCGGTAGGTCGTCTCGAGCGCCGTTCCGTTGTTCGCCTCGATGACGGTGATGTCGTCGAGCATCTCGTTCGACTTGACCGCGAGGTTGATGACGCGGTGGTTGAAGTTGCCCTTGGCGTCGAGACCCTTGAGGAAGTCTACGTACGTCAGGACGCGTGTTCCGTTTACCTGCATTTCTTGGTTTCCTTTTTTGGTTTCCTGCCCTTGGCCTTGAGTCGCACCCGCGAACCCGTCCTCGGGCGAAATCGATTACCAGAGCTTCGAGAGCCCCTTGATGCCGTTCCCGTCGCCGACGTCTTCGCCGCCGCCGGCCGCGGCACCCTTGCCGCCGTCCTCCTTCACCGCCGCGCCGAGCTCGTGCATGAGCGCGAGGAACTCGGGATCCGCTCCGAGCTCGGAGTTCCGGATCACGTTGTTCATAATGCCGCCCGGCTTGAACCACTTGTCGATGCCGCGGTTGATCTGCTCGAAGTCGCCGTCGGTGTACTTCGCCCTCGCCTCGCCGTTCATCTTGGCGAAGTAGTCGCAGCGTTCCTTGTACGCGGCGCGCGCGCCGTCGAACTGCGCCTTGGCGAAGGCGTTCGCTATCGCGTTCGCGGCTTCAACCGAGACGCCGTACTTCTGGCACGTCGGGATGACGGCCTTGACGAGGTTCTGGTCGAAGACGAGGTTGTCGTCCTTGCCGAAGAGCTGCTCGTCCTTCTTGATGGCGTCGAGATACGCCTTCTCGTCTGGCGCGTTCGGCGGCTGCTGGTTCTTGTTCTCGCCGCCGTTGTTGTTCTCTGGCGGCTTGTTGCCGCCGCCGAGGAACGGCTTGTCTGTGCCGCCCTGTCCGCCCGTGCCGCCGCCCTGACCGCCTGTGCCACCATTGCCTGCAGCACCGCCGCCTTCGCCACCGGCTCCGCCCTGACCGCCTTCGCCGCCGCCCGTGCCGCCATTGCCAGCACCGCCGCCTTCGCCACCGGCTCCGCCCTGACCGCCTTCGCCGCCGCCCGTGCCGCCATTGCCAGCACCGCCGCCTTCGCCGCCGCCCGTACCGCCGGCTCTACCCTGACCGCCTTCGCCGCCGGTACCGCCGTTGCCGGCACCGCCGCCGCCTTCGCCGCCGCCTGTGCCGCCGTTCTCTTCCATGAGGCGATTGTCGAATGTCGCGGCGATCGCCCAGAACATAAGTTTGTGCATTATGGTCTCCTTGTATCTTGGTTGTTTTTGTTCTCGGCCTCGATGATGCCGCGCCGCACTCCGGCGTAGTACCGCTTGTCGAGATCCGCGAAAAACTTGGGCGCATCGTCGGCCGCGAGCAGCTCGCGCCGGATGTACGAGGCCGCGGCGCGTATGCCGCGCTCGAACTCGGTCGTGTCCCTGAGATCGTGCTCGAACCCGCACAGCTGGAAGATCACCGCGAACATGAACTCCCTGAAGTCGTCGTTCGCGATCAGCCGTTCGTAGGACTCGCGCCGGCGCATTGAAGCCGCTGCCGCGCGGCCTGCGTCCTTCTTCGGCTCCGCCGTGTCCGCGAACGGCGGCTTCGGCTTTGTCTTTTTCTCGCTCATAGCACACCTCCTGAAAGCGCCTGTACGAGCCTCGAGCCCGCGTGCTGGTCGTCGGTGGGCATGCCGCCCGCCGCCGCCGCCGCCTTCGACACGGTCTCCATGTTCTGCAGCTGCTGTTGCTCCGCCGCGGCCTTGACGTCGGCCTCGCGCGCCTTTTCGACCTCGTCGTCGCTTGCGAAGATCCCCTCCGGACATCCGGTCAAGTCGGCGTACTTGTCGATGAAGCCGTCCACGTCAAGGCGGTGGCGCGCCTTCGGATACGCCTGCGACAGGTTGAGCACCAGCTGCGCGTTGTCCCTGAGCGTCGCAATCGTCGTCTGACGCGCTGCCACGTGGATCTGCGAGATGTACTCTATCTCGCCGCCGCCGAGGGCCTCCTCGCCGTCCTGGCCGAGGTCGAGCCTGCCGTCCGCGATGATATAGTGCACGATCGCGGAAACGAGCGGGTCGAGGAGCTCGCGGTCGAGGTTCATCACGACCGGGCCGAGCGCCTCCATGTTCTCGCGGACGAGCGCGTCCACCTCGGTCGCGGTCTTGACGCCCTTGTTCATCTTGAGCGAGTCGATCGTCTGGAACGCCGTCACGAACAGGAGCGTCTTCATCTCGTCGACAACCTCGGCGAGCGACTTCCTCGCGTCCTCCGCGTCCGGCGGCTGCGCAAACACCGGAAGCGCCATCGAGCGGTTCTGGTCTCCGTAGCGCGCGTAGTTGATCCCTCCGCGCCCGGCGTCGAAGCCCTCGTCCTTGAACTCCGCCGACACCACAAGCGGCGGATTGCCGCGGAGCCCCGAGATGTTGAGCGTGTCGTAGCGGAACGTCTGCGCGCCCCGCGCAAGCGACAGCGCGTTGATGCACGGTGAAGTGCCGTAGGTGTCGCCGAGCTCGTAGTCGAAACGCGGCGCGATGATCGGCTTGATCGTGAAGCCGGAGATCTCCACGACTCCGCACTGCGGGTCGTTGTCGTTGCCGTCCTTGAGCCAGTAGATCGAGCGATACTCGAAGTCCTTGTCGAGCCCCGTCTTGTTCGCCACCTTGTCGTTGCGGTTCCTCGCGTGCGGCTCGATGAGGTTGTAGACCGTCCAGAAGAGCTTGACGTTGCCGTACTGGTTCCTGATGCGCTCCGGGACGCCCGCCTCGCCGAACGCGTCGACGATCTGCTCGGCAGTCCACGCAAAGCGCCTGACGCAGCGGTTCACCATGCCGTCCGCGCCGATCCCGAGCGCGTAAGTCCCGGGCCGCAGCGTCCTCACGTTCACGGTGTAGCGCTCGTCGCGCGTCACGAGCATGCAGCCGAAGCCGTTCACGAGAAGGTGGTCGTAGAGCTTCGCGAGCGACTTGTAGGTGTTCGAGCGGCTCATCACCTCGCGGGCCGCCTCGGTCACCTTGTCGAGCGCCGACTTGCGCTGGTGCGACGCGTCGTCGCTGGTCGCAGAACTCTTGAGCCGGAACCACGCGCTTGCAGGCGGCGTCAGGTTGGAGTTGAATCCGGCCGACCCCTTCCCGCGGCAGATGATCGGCATCGTCGTGAGCATCCGGTGCTCCTCGTCGTAGAGCTCCGAGTCCGCGATGTCCTCCGCTTGCTTCGTCCATCCCGCGACGCCGAGAGGGTAGAACTCGCGGTTTACGTCCGCGTACGTCGAGCGGTTGCGGTCGAGGTGCGTGAAAAGCGCGTCGAGCTGCTTCGCCGCGTGCTTCCTCACGGCTGCGTAGTCTGGTTTCCTCGGAATTCTTCGAGCCATGTCCGTCCACCTCCCGGCGCGGCTCAGTCGCCGAGCTTCGTGCCCCTGCCCTCGTCGTCGTCCTTCCGCCGGGCGAAGATCGAGTATGTCGACCGGATGCCCCTCAGGTTGTTCCGCTCGGCCTCCTGGTTATTCACCATGTCGGCCGTGGCGGTCGAGACGCTCTTCTGAACGGCCGCGACGGGCTTGTCCATCGCTTCGCGCTGCAGGGCGAGAGTGTCCTCGTGCTGGCGCTGCATAAGCTCCATTTGCCGCTTCTGCATTGCCATCTGCGCGTACATGTATTGCTTGTTTCCCGAGCTACCCGAGCTGCCCATTTGAACCTCCTTGTGTTGGTGTCCTTGTCGTGCGCCCATTATACACCCGAAGGAGAGATGCGCCGAGTTTAATCAAAGCGCGCTTATGCAGTCCGCTTCAATTCGCCGAGACGTGAAAAAACGCGTTTCGCCCTTTGTTTCCAAGGGTGCGGCCGCGTGTCGACAACTTTTTTAATTTTCCGCTTGACAGGTTTCTCGACGCCGTGTCCAAGCGGTTAGTTGTCGACATTTTTGTCTACACCTGTTGATAGTTTTCCCGCGGATGTTCGCAAGGTGTCCACAAGCTGACGCTATCGCGCGAAGAGCCGCTTGGAACTGTTGCTCCGCGTGCCGAACTCGTGCGACTCGACCGCCGTTCCCTCGGGCGGCGTGAAGCGCGCAATCACCTCTTCGTCCGTGAGGTCCGCCATGCAGTCGAGCATGTCGTCGTGCGGTATCGACTCCTGGTCGCCGGTGTAGAGCATCATCTCGTCCTCGACGAGCTCGTGCACCGCGTCGTAGACCTTCGCCTCGGGCGCGCGCCCGCCGCCGGCGTCGACGATGCGCGTCTTGATGAGCTTCAGCGGCAGCCACATCTCGTGGTTCGCGAACGGCACCACGAGCCGCTTGATGCGGAAGTCCTTGTTGGTGTTGTGGTGAAGCTCCACGACGGTGAAGTGGTAGAGCCGCTTGTCCATCTCGATCCTTAGCGCCTCCACGTCGCTCATCGGCCCGACCTGCTCCCACCACACGACCTCGACGCGCCTGTTGCCGCCGAAGCGCTCCACCATCGCGAACACCTCCGCAATCTTTTCCGCGAGGTTGAGCCGCGCATGGACGCAGTCGAGGAGATAGTAGGCGCCGTCGCGGTTCCTGCCCCACGCCTGGATGCACGTGTAGTCGCTTCCGTTTTTCTTCGACTTCGCCCCGTCTACGAAGATGTGTATGCGCATCCTTCGCCAGTCCAGCTCTCCCGTGTAGTAGTTGATCCACTCGCGCCTGAAGAGCGTCGTGCCGGCGAGGCGCGGGTCGCAGTCGAGAAGCGCCGCGGCCGAGTACGGCCCCAACTGCGTCCGCTGAGTGCGGTACCACGACTCGTCGTACATCTCCGGAAAGAGCGTATCCCATCCATCAGGCCCTTCCTTGTGCGCCGGGAACTCCAGGAACTCGAAGCGCGGGTAGTCTGGGTCCTTCGCCATCTCTTCCTTGATGCGTCCGATGATGTCGTCGGCGTGCCAGCGCGTCGCGCACACTGTCACGATTCCGCCGCCCGCGTTCATTCGCGTCATGAGGTCGTCCTTGAAGCTCTCCCACAGCTTGTCGCGAAGCGCCTTGGATTCTGCCTCCTCGCGGTTTTTCAGGTAGTCGTCCACGTCGATCAGGTTTCCGCCGCGCCCGGTGATGGATCCCCCGAGGCCCGTCGCGTAGACCGTCGACTGGCTTCCCTCTACCGACCATTCCGCAGCGCTCGTCTTCTTTCCGATCTTGATGTTGGGAAACACGCGCTGATACGCCTCGCTCCGGATGATCTCCTGCGCCTTGGTGCTGAATCCCTCGATGAGGTTTGCGCCGTATCCGCTCATTATCACGTTCGGCTGCTTCGCCGCGCACGCGCCGAGGAAAAACGGCGGGAACGCCCTGGACATGATGTCGCTCTTTCCGTGTCGGAACGGAAGCGTTATCACGAGGTAGGTCGTCTTGCCGAACTCCAGGTAGTCACGGCACGCCCTCGTCAGCCGGTCGCAGATGGCGCGCGTGTGACGCCCTATCCGAAGTGGCGTCGGCATCCACCAGACATACTGCAGGAACGACAGCAGGTCGGTCTGCGCCGCTCGTCGCAGCAGCTCGACCATCGCCTCTCTTGCGCCGATCATTGCTTGGCCTCCTCGGGCGCGGCGCCTTGCGTTCCTCCGCCGTCCTTTGGCTCGATTGGCTTCACGTCGATCGTCCGACGCTCGCGCTCGATGATCTTCTTGAGGTCCTCGTCGCTCATGCCCTCTACGCCGCGCGGCACGAACGCGCCCTCGGCCATGCCGCCGTTCTTGAGGATGTGCTCCTCGGGCGCGAACTGTCCGGTCGACTTGAGGAAGAGCTCCGTGCCCTTCAGCACGTTGGCCTTGAGCGTCTCGCCCTTGGTCTGCGCGGAGAGCACGGATGAGCCGAGGTTCTGCCGAATCTCCTCGGCCATTCTCCGCTCCTCGGCGCTGATCCGCTGTCCCTTCAGCTTCTGCTCGTCCGCGATGAGCGTCGCGATGTCCTCGCGCGCGGCGAGGCGCGACGCCCTCGCGTCGACCGCGTTGATCTCCTTCGGCGTCTTCGGGTCGCCGCCGAACACCGCGATGTAGGCGTCGCGCTGCGGAGTCCCGTACGCGACCTTCATCGCGAAGCTGTGCTCCTGTAGATTTGGCTGTTTCATGTCAAGATTGTCCTTCGCTTGTAGTTACTTGCGTTTACTGACGAAAAATCCACTTTTCAGCCGAGCGTCTTCGACGCGGCCTCTCTACTGCGCCGTTCGCGCTCGGCCGCGAAGCTGTCCGGATAGTCCTCTCTCCATTTCGCGACCCACGACTTCGCCGCGTCGTTCACCGTGCCGCACTCGCAGCACGTCCACTTCCGGATCGCGTTGAAGCGGATGAATTCCTCTGCCTCTTCCCTGCTCGCGCCGAGCGCGTAGCAGTGCGCCATGCAGAACCTGCGCGCCTCCTGTGTCTTCGGCTTCCATCCCGGCGTCCTCACGAGCGCTCTGTAGTCCGGCCTGGCGCCCTCCTCTTTGCCTTCCTGTCTCGGCCGAGCGCCATGCGGCGGAGGGCTTCCTTCAGCCGAGTGATTCCGCACTTGTTTTCTGGAGTTGTCTACAAATGGTGAACTCACTTCACCATTGGCCGCGCTACTTACTAACTTACTTACTAACTTCTTACTTCCTAATATACTTCTACTGGAACTCACTTCACCATTGACGGAACTCACTTCACCATTGAACGCCCCTTTTTTGGAACTCACTTCACCATTGATGGAACTCACTTCACCATTGAACGCCCCTTTTTTGGAACTCACTTCACCATTGACCAAGTTATCTACATTTGTCGACACCCCTGTTATGTCGTAGACTGACACCCTGTTCTGCTGGCCGCACCGACCCTTGAGCTTGATGATTCCAAGCGCCTCCAGGCCTGCAAGCGCGTCCTTTATCGCCCTCGCCGTGTAGCCCGTCTCGCTCGCGATCGTGGATATCCCGGGAAATGCCTCGCCCTCCGCGTTCGCGTGGTAGCACAGGTTCAGGAGCACGAACTTCCAGCACCTGATCTTCGGGTGGCAGCTCGCCGTCCAGACGGCCTTCTCGAAGTTGGCGTGCACTACTGCGCCTCGCCCTCTCCGGCCTTGCCCTGCCTGTCTGCGATCATCGCGGCCATCGTCGCCGACGATATCGGGTCGTCGATGATCCCGAAGTATGCCATGAACAGCTGGTTGATCTGCCGCTGTGCGTTCTGCCGGCCCGTCACCCGGAACCGGCTTGCGGCCTTCTTGAGCCCGCCCCACTGCTCGCCGGTGAACCTCATCGGCTGGCTGTGCTTCAATAGCTGAGTAGCCATGCAACCTCCTTTCTCACTTGCAATCCCTCGCGCACGTGTAGCCCCGGCCATAGCGCTCGGGCAGCTTGTGCCCGTTCGTCGTCCAGTCGAGGTAGAGCCGCTGCACGTCCGCGCTCGTCGCCGGGTGCTTTAGTAGGTCCGGGCAGTTCTCGAAGATGTTCGCGAGGAGCGTCCTCGAGGGCCTCTCGTCGCGCAGCACCTTGTAGACCGACTGCGGCGCGGGCGGCTTCCCCTGCGCCGTCGGCTTCAGGTACGCCTTAACGTGGAAGAAGAACCCCACGAGGTACTTCTTGCCGCTCACGTCGAGCGGCAGCTCCCTAGGTAGTCTGTTGCTCATAGGAAGCTCCCCTGTCTTGCGCGTCCCATGCCGTTGCGCTTGCTGGTGCACAGCACCCCGGCGCTCGTGCCGCGCGTCACGTGCGCGATCTCCCACGGCTCGTGCTTCGGCAGCTCCGGCTGCGCGACCGGCTTCGAGGCCACGTAGTCCTGGTACTGCACCTCCGCGTCGTCCGCGGGCTTCGCGCCCGGGGCCGGGAACGGGTAGACGCACCCGACCCCGCCGCGCGACTTGTCCTGCCAGTAGTCGCCGAACGCCCTCTTGCACTCGGCGGCCACCGGGCACGTGTCGCAGTGCTCCTTCAGCTCTTCCGGATTCTCGTTCATCCTTGCCTTGCTCCTTTCTTGTTGTACTCCTGCATGTAGATCCTCATGTACTTGTTGCGGATCAGCTTCCTGCCGTACTCGCAGGCCGGAGCGGCGCCGGGCTGCCGGCGCGCGAATATGCAGCACCACACGTTCGCCCACTTCGGGCAGTCCCTGCACCGCTTCACGTTCATTCCTCCTCGTCGTCCGGCTTCGTCGTGTCGTCGTTCGCCTGCTCCATCTTGTAGTCGACGAGGTGGCTCGGGTCGATCGCCGGCGGCTCCTTCGGCGTGAGCCCCAGGAGCGGCTGGTTCGGGTCGCCGCCCTTGTTCGGCGGCTCGACGAATCCCGGGTACTCCACTTCCGGCTCCACGACCTCGGGCGCGGTCGGATCCCACAGGGCCCTCGCGCTAAGCTCGAGCTCCTTTGCGGCTTCCCACAGGCGCCTAAGCCTCGTTTCGTTCACCTCGTTGCACATGTCGCGGTCCTGCGCGTCGAAGCCGGGGTCCTTGTCGCCGCGCTCGCGGTGGATCCGCTCCGACACGGCGCCCGTCTCCCAGATGAGCTCCTGCAGCTTGGTGATCGCCTTCGAGATCTTGTCCTTGCGCTCGATTTCGCACTGGGCCTGGCCGAACGAGGGCTCGACGTTCTCGTTGATCGTCGCGACGAGCTTAAGCATCCCCTGCACCGTGGCGAGGTGCTTGATCCAGCCGTGCCGCGTCAATGTCACGCTCTCCACAGCCATGTCACAGCTCCCTTTCGTCGACGTTTGCGGCGAGCATGTCGGCCGTGTGTGTCGCGATCAGCAAGGTCGGGCACGCGTGAAGCGCGGCGTCGTATTCCTTGAGCTCGTCGCCGGCGAGCCCGAACGCTCCCATGTGCCAGCGGATCGCAAGCGCCTCTTCCGGATACAGCGACTTCTGCAGCTCCGACGTGATCATCATCACGCTCGCCGCGCCGTGGCCGCCGTACACCGTCGGCACGTATTTGTACTTGGGACGGATCGGCGACGCTGTCGCCGCTTCGTCGACGCGGTATGTCCGCGCCTTGACGACGTCGTGCAGCATGCCAACCAGGTATGGCGACTCCTTCCTCGGCCATTTCAGGTCGAGCGCCTTAGTGAGGTCGACGAGCCGCTTTGTCACGTTGATCGAGTGCCGCACGAGCCCGCCCGGCACGGCGAGGTGGTGGCCTTTCGACGCAGGCGCTCTGAAGTACCACCAGAACTCGAGCTCCGCTATCGCATCGTCGTCGAGTCCCGCCATCTTCAGCAGGTTCTCTGCCTGCGGTATCATTTTGCTTTTCTTTGCCTCATTTGTCGTTTCGTTGTTCATAGCATCTCCTTTAGTTGCACGATTCTGTTTGTGTGGTGTGTTGTCACGGCGAGGGCTGCGTCAAGCGTCTCCTCGGCGCGTTTCTTGAGCGGCAGCATGCCGTCGGCCCCCTCGGGCGCGGCGAGGAACCTCCCGGCGGCCGCCGCGAGATCCATCGCCCTCGACCGCTCCGAGGCGAGCCTCATCATCTCCTGCTGCACGCTCATTGTCAGTCTTCTCCCTGTGCGTCGTCCGGCTCGTCGTCCCATTCGACTTCCATCTCTTTAAGCGGATCGCTCTCGCCCTTGATGAGCGCGACTTCCTCTTTGGTGAGTCCGTCGGGCGGGAGCGTCACTTGGGTCGGAAACATCTCGCAGATGAGCCGTGCGTTTGGCACCGCCCTGTATCCTTCGCACCTCGACGGATCAAGCTCGCGGATGATCTGCGGCGCAACCAGGCGCGTCCAGTGCTTCGGTATCTCGAACTTGCCAAGGCAGAAGGCCGCCGCCGCGTCGTTCATGTTGGTGTCGGACCCGGGCAGGTCGTAGGGGTCTATCCCGTGGAATAGGTGGTTTACGATGAACGGCGCGTATCGCGCGACGCCCTTTTCCCGCTGGTCGTAGAAGAACGCGTCCAGCCACTCTGCGAGGTTGCCGTCGGTGGCGCAGAGCGCGGCGAGCTTGCGGATCGCCTTGTTGCGCTCGCGCTTCTCGCGCTTCTCCTCGAGCTTCTTTTCGGCCGAGCTGCCGTCCGGCTCTGCGCCGGCGCCGCTTGCCTCATTGACCGGCGGCCTGCCCCAGCGGTAGTCCGTCTTTCCGTCACACTCCTTGATCACGTAGAGTGTGGTGCGCTCCTTGGATCTGCGCTTGTCGTAGTCGTAAACGTCGCAACTCCACGGTGTCTTGTGGACTATCTGGACGCCCTTCTTCTCGGCCTTGGCGATAATGTCCGCTACATGGGCAGCCGTCTTCTCCTGCCAGCACTTCTTGCACAGGCATTGCCCGAGCTGCGCGTTCTTCCTGCCGTCCTGGTCGAAGAGGTCTGGGCAGCATCCAGTGTTGCTCGTGCAGCTGAGGCACTGCGTCGTGTTGAACTCGGCAGCCCTCAGGTCACAGCTCTCGTTCTGGAAATCATAGCGGACATCCGCCCATGCTATCGGGACGTCGTCGTATCCTTCGCCTTCGTCCTTCAGCTTCTCCTGGATCTCCTCCGGGTATGCGGCGATGTGCTCGAGGCAGTCGGTCGTGAACTTCTCGCCCTTCCTGATGCGCTCGCGCCATCCCTCGGAGAGCTTCATGAGGTTCGCGCGCCTTGCGACCCAGCGCTCGCCGCGCCCGGTCTCCGCCGCGATCTCCGCCTTCGTCATGCCGCCCTCGATCAGGCTCGCGACGAGCTCCGACTCCATCAGCGGGTCGGCGTCGCGCCGCTGTAGGTTCTCGATGATCGTCATCTGCTTCGCCTTCTCGACATCGACGTCCACGAGGTCGCACGGTATCGGGAAGTATTTCGCGTCCACGCACGCCTTGTATCGCCGGTGGCCGGAGATGATCAGGTAGTACTCCTCGCCCTTCTTGCCCTTCTTGTCGGGATCCTTCATCACGACGAGCGGGTGGATGAGCCCGACCTTCGGCAGGCTCGCCGTGATGTCGGCGACGCTCTCGCTCGTGATCTCGGGCCGCGGGTTCCACGGCGCGAAGCGCAGCTGGTGCGCCGCGACCTCGATCGACTTGTGCGCGAACGCCCTGGCGTCCGCTGTCTCTTTCGCTTTCTTCTTCATCTTCGTGTCCTCCTTTAGCGCGGGCGGCGAAGGCCCAGCTTGCGCTGTTCCGCGAGCCACCTTGCGGAGTTCGGCTCGCCGTTGTTGGGGTTGAACTGCAGGCCAGGCCTGTGCTTGCTGCGACCGACGTCGGCGTTGTTGCGCCGCTTGGCCATGCCGCGTTTCGTTCGTGGGTATCTACTCATTTGCTTGGTCTCCTTTGTTGATGTGTGGCGACGGGAAGAACCCGCCGCCACAATAGTCGGTTACTCGACAATGCACCAGTCATCGGACAGCATGTCGGTTTGCGACGCAAGCCAACCCATGACGATAGTGCCATCTGCGGCTTTCATCGTGACATAGGGCACAACCGTGACTGTGCCGCCGTTCTGCTCGGCATATTCAGCGTTCGGCTTGCCCCAGATACCCGTTGCCGGAATCTCCCGCGGGCCATTGCAAAGCGGAACGCAGAGCCACATGCCCTTGCCATTCCAGCCACGCCGCGCGACTTTCATGCCCTGCTTCATGGCCTCGATGGCCTGTCCAAAGGTCATGCCGTCGATCGGACGTCCAGCGGCCTCGAACTGTGCCTTGGGGCACCAGCTTTCGTAGCCGTCGGGATAGACGACGTGATAGCCCTCGTCGCCGACATTCTCGTTCGCGGGTGTTGCCTTGCCGCGAAGCGCGTAGGATTCGCCACGCGTCATGGGCGTCGCCTTGACGACGTGGCAGCGGATGTATTTCTTGTACTCTGGCATTTTGTGTTTCCTTTGTTTCTTGTATTTACTTCCCGGCGTCATTGCCGGAAATGGTTTCCCCGCTGTTCGGGTCGAGCGCCGCAACCGCGTGGTTCACGGCCTCGCGGTAGGCCGCGTTCGCCTCGTGGCATGCCGTGTCCGCGATGTTGAACACCTTTGCGAGCGCGTCGTAGAGGAACTGTCCGCACTTCGCTTCGTCCTCCGGCTGCTGGGCGAGCGCCGCCGTGATGTGCGCCTCGATGTCCTTCAGCGCGTCGCGCATCTTCTGGTTCCGGTCGGTCACTTCATGCCTCCTTCCGACTTCCTCGCCCTGCACTCGCATGATGAGCACTGCCACACGGCTTCAACATCCACATCCTTGTAGGTCATTTCGCTCCGGCCCGACCTCTCGAACCGGACAAGCGCATCCGCCACGCTCAGCGCCTTGAATGTGATCACGCGCGAACTAACCCTGTCGGGCGTTCTACACACATACCTGACGCTATACTTCTTCATCGCCCCACCGCCCTTCCCTGGTGCTTCAGGATGTCGTTCACGATCGCCGCGTCGGCGGCCGCCGCCTTCATGCAAGCCGAGAGGTTGTATTGCCCGGTCTGCGTCTTGACGGTCGCGAAGTCCCGCCCCTCGATCTCTTTGGTCCGGCCGGTCGCCAGCTCGTCGACGAACGCCACCTGCAGCGTCGCACCGCTCTTTCCGATGATCACGCCGAGCTTCTCCGGCAGCCCCGCGAGCGCCGGCGTCGCGATGTACACCGCCCCGACCTTGAACTTCCGCCCGATATCCTCGAGCCCTTCTTCCATAGTGATCATCGCTTAGTCCTCCATTATCTTGTCGGCGACCTTCTCAACGACGACCACCGGCGCCTTGACGACTCCCTCGACGGCTCCGACGGCGACGCCCGCTGCGACTTCTGTGGTCGCGGTTATCGCCTCGCTCACCGCGTCTGCGACTTCTTCAAGTATTCCGAACATCGTTAGTCCTCCTTCTGTGTGTTGCCCTGCGCTGCGGTCTTGAGCGCGGCGAGCCGCGCGAGGACGTCGCCGAGCCCGGCAAGCATCTCGCGCGTCATGCGCCCGAGTTCCGCGTCGCGGTAGACCTGCTCGAGGTGCCGCCGCGATCCCTCCGCCCGCTTCACGCGGTAGGCCTCGTCGTTCTTGTGGTTGAAGTGCCACGCCTTCAGCCGCTCGGCCTGGCGCTTCCGCACGGCTCTCACGTGGCTCGCCCACGCGCCCTTGTTCCGCTTCTTCTTCTTGCTCATCGTTCGGTCTCCTTGTGGTATAATTTCCGCCATGAAGAACTACTCCTCAGACACCCTCACTCCCGACGCTCTCGCCGCCGGCCTCGCTACCCTCGATCTTCTCGACGAGCTCTCGCTGAGAGCCTCCGTCGCCCGCACTCCCTACGACGCCGTTGCTGAGTTTGACGAGTTTGAGGTCCGTGTAGGTCTTGCCGAGCATCTCGGCGATTACCCGCCCGATGTCCGTCTCGCCTTTCTTGCCGTGGACGAGGCTGAGGAGGGTCGCAATCGCCTGCAGCGTCTTGCGCAGCTCGCGCATATCCTCCGCGAGTTTCTCCAGCCTGTCCCCGACGCTCGGTAACAGGCCCGTGCGCTTGGCTGCGGCGATCCATTCCTTCGCCGCTTGATCCACCGACACATCCGTCAACACCCATCTGCGCACGGAGTAGAACCTGACGAACCGCCACGCCTGTTGGAGTCCCATGCCGAGGGAGCGGCAGTGTTCCACTACCGCCTCGCGTTCTTCCTGCGTCTCCGGCTTCCAGCCTGGCGTCGCAATCTTTTCATCCATCGCTCAGCCCTCCTTGCTTTCGGGGTGGACGGCCTCCACGACCGTGAAGCCATCAGCCATGAAGCATCCGCCTCCGCCGACAAGCCAGACCATGTCCTGCTTGCAGCTCGGGATTTTGCCGACGTACTTCACGGTCTGGACGGTGTCGCCAAACTTACGTTGGATGTCGGCGTACTTGCCGTTGCTCTTTACCTTGTCGCCTTCTTTTATCGTCGTTGTTTTCATCGTTCGGTCTCCTTGTGTGGTGAGTTGTCACCCTATGTCCATGTTAGATCCCGTAGTCGAGGTGAGTAGTCACCCCGTGGGCATTGGTAGGTTTCAGCATGACGCGTAAAACCTTTTCGGGCGTGAGTCCCGATGCTTTGGCGATGCGCCTGATCGTCTTGCGGGTGGATGGCTTCAGTTCTTCCAGCTTTGGCATTGTCATTCTCCTTTCTGGGATTGTAGTTTTTTCTTTGCGCGGTAGGCGTCAGCGTATGCGGCGACGATCGCGCGGTACTTAGGTGTGACTGTTCCGTTGAGCATGACGCCCGCCCTGGTCGCCTCGTTTTGGATTCCGTTGCGGACGAGATCCATCATGGTCGTCTTCAGTTCGTTGGCAGTCACCTGGGCGAGCGCCTTCAGCTCGGGCGTAATGTAGCCGGAGAACCCTACGAGGTCTTCGTGGTGCTGCCCGTGCCTGTTCTTTTTTTTCTTGGCTTTTTCATTGATCAGCATGTTGGCCTCCTTGTCTGCCCTTTTTGGGGCTTCGGCGCAATTATACCACAAGGTGAGTAGTCACCGCAACTACAAAAATAATACAATTTTTATACATTCTCCGCGCGGCGATTTGCTATAATCCGCGCATGGCAATTTCCATGCATAGACCCGATCCGGAAGCTCGCGCGAAGTCGTTGCGCTCCGCTGCCGTGGCCTGTTTGTCGGCTGGCGGCGACGACGCACGTCTTGTCGAGCGCGTGCGGATGTGCTTGGCGTCCATTGGCATCTCGGCTTCGACGAGCGAGTGCGAGCAGGCGATCGCTGAAGCTCGAGCCGGTCGGCCAAAGCGCAAGCGCGAGCGATCATTCGATCCGCTGCTTGTGATCACCTATCCTCTAATGCTGATCAACGGCTTGTGTGCGTTTCTGTTGATGTGCGCTTTCAATGTTTGTATTGCAATCGCAAAGACCTTCAAGGGCGAGACCGTGAAGTGATCTATTTCCTTGTGACGAATGTGATATAATGCTTCTATGAAAAGTTATCACTACGATGACGGTAGCTCCGTTCATATCCATGAGGATGGCAGCAGCGCCATACACACGAAAGACGGTGCATGGATCGACTTTGTCGCACCAAAGAAATCACAGCACGCTTTGAATAGCTCCATTGATAAGGACAAAACGCAGACGCGATATTCATTCCGCGACTTCGTTGTATATTGCCTACTTGGTTTGTGTTATATTTTTTACCCGCTTATTGCCCTCATCTCATTGGTCATCCCCTGTCTCCCATATTGCTTGTTTGCAGATCTACTGGATGAAAAAGGATTTAGCATACTGGCTCTTCTTTTGACGGTAGTATTCTGGATAGTCGTTCTTGCTGTATTAGTGATCGTGCCCTGGAAGAAACTTCGCCCGAATCGTCAATGGCTGCTTGCTCCGATCCGCTTTTTGCGCAAGCAGCTCCGGCAACTTGAAATCGCCACGCGTCCATAGGCGCGTCCTACTCCATCGCGTCGATGGCCGTCTTTAAGCTCTGCCAGTCGTGATTGTAGATCCGCTCGGTCTCGTTGACCGTCCAGCCGCCGAGCGCCATGCGCGTGTCCTTATCGATCCCGGCCTCGCTCAGTCGCGTCGCGAACGTGTGCCGCCAGCAGTGGAAGCTGAGCTTGTACTTCCCGTCTCCGTCATCCGTCACCTTTGCGAGCTTCAGGATCTTCGAGAACGCCATATCGCCCTTGAAGTATTTCTTGCCGTCGTGCCTCGCCCTCTCCGGCAGCACATACTCGTCCTCGCGTGCCTGGGCACGACTCGCCAGTATCGCCGCCAGCTTCGGGTGCATCGGCAGTCCCACCTCGATTCCGTGCCGGGCGGTCTTGATCGGCTTGACGATGATCCGCCGGTTGTCCATGTCCACCTGACTCCACTTGAGCCCCTTGACGTCGGTCATGCGTAGTCCGGTGTACCGTGCGATCACACACATCTCAAACCACTCGTGCCCGACCTTCTCGGCCGTTTCGAAGATCCGCTTCTCCTCCTCACGCGTGAACGCCCTGCCGGTCTGCTCCTGGTCGCGGTCGCGCTGCACACGCGGGATCGCCCACGGGTTCTCCTTCGCCCGGGATCTCTTTATCAGCATCTGCCACACCGTGCCGAGTTCCGACATGTAGGCGTTGCGGGTCTTGTTGGTGACGTCCGCCTGCTTGCCGATATATTCGCTGAATTGCCACGCTACGGCCACCGTGACGTCATCCGCGGTCCTTACCCTTGATTCCCTACGCGCCCACTCAGCGAAGCGTCCTGCGAGGTTTACGCGCGTCTTGAGCGTCTTCTGGCCGAGCTTGCGCTTCTCGTCTTCGACGCACGACTTATAGAACTGACCGATCTCCTCGATTGGGAGCCCCTTCTCTTCCGGTCCAAGTATCGCGTCGAGCAGCTGCACCATTTTTTCGCGCGTGGTCTCGCCGCGGTTCACGCGCACGAACCCCTGCTCGATGATCCGCGCTTCGCTCAAGTCCTTTGTGCGGGTAGATCGCTTGATGCGCTTCCTGCCCGGGCCTCGGTAGATATCCATCCACCAATAGTCGCTCGTAGGTTTCTTGTATAAACTCATCGCGCTTTCCCTATCTTTTCCACGTCCCCATGTTCGCCACCATCCCACCCTACAAAAAGCGCCAATGTCCTTGCAAACATTGGCGTTCTTGTTTGGTAGCGGGGGCTGGATTTGAACCAACGACCTTCAGGTTATGAGCCTGACGAGCTACCAGGCTGCTCCACCCCGCAATCTGGCCTTTCCGACTGGCGGGGCTGGCGGGAGTTGAACCCACAACCC